GGTCCGCAGAGCCCCGGTTTACGAAAAATTATGAAAGTGATCATGACACCAGTCTCATAAGCTGAATTTCTGATCCATAAGCAGGAGGTTCGGGCTGTCGGCGTAGCCGTCTAAACCCATAAGCTGACGTCGGGGTGGCCTGTTGGTTGACGTTGGGGCCGTTTCTGATCCATAAGCTGACCGTCCTGTCTCATAAGCTGATTTCTGTCCCATAAGCTGAAGTTTTGACCTGGTGGATTTTCAGGTGGCAAATTGACGGTTTCCCGCGGAGGGGAGGGGTCATATAGGGGGGTCATATATCCCCCTTAGTCACCACTAACTTAAACCCATCCTTTTATACCTTCTCTATAGGGGTAGCCCCTCTCAACAAACAGTCAATTTGCCACCAATTCTGTCAATTTCGATCGTTTTTGCTTAAAAAGTAGGCAAAAAGTGCTTATGGGACAGGATTTTTCGGTTTTTTGGTGCCACTTTTCATGAACAAACCGTCAACTCGTCGTTGAAAACGTCACCAGGTCGCGCAAAAGTCGGCCGAAACCACGAAATTCCGGGCGACTGATCACCGGGGGCAAGATCCACCGCGAAAACGAAAAAGCCACCCGAAGGTGGCAATTTTTGCGAAAAACGTGAAATTTTCAGATTTCGTCGGGGTCGTCTTCGAGATCCGTGAACATCCCCCCGTCGCCCCGTTTGATGTGCACGCCACGAACGCAGTTGACGCCGCCGTGCATAAAACCTGTCGAAATGCCTAAAAGTTTGGTCTGCTCCTGTTCCAATTCGTCGAAAAGTTTCTGTTTTCCCATCGGTTTGCGGTTCGAGTCCTTGCACCACTGCGCATATTCGCTGTAGAAAAAAGACCTGGCCGTGACGAATTTCGGTCCCTTTCCCATCTCGCAGTGGTCGGTGTCCTGGATGAATTCCAGCAAGGTGCTGGTGCGACGCTGCCATTCCAGCATCATCAGCCGCTGTGGGGTCGTGACGACGAAGTGTCCGCGGCTCTGCAATGCCTTGGCGCCCTGCAGCGCCCATGCCAAGATAGCCGGACGCTCGTGTTCGATGATCTTCTGCGCAAGGTCGACCTGCTGTTCGTTCTCGCGGCCGACGCGGCTGTTCTTGAACGACATCAGCAGCCACCGCGAGTAGAAGGCAGGGCTGTGGTCCTTGGTATAGATGAAGTGGTTGCCGTTGAAGATGTTCGCGGCCTGGTTGCGGAAGTTGAAGGGTCGGCCGGTAGGGTGGCGTCCGGTCAGCGTGTCGCGGCCTGTGACCGACTTGAAGTGCGCCGACGGAATAGCCTCGTCGTCCGGCATCTCGCCCACCACGTTCAGCCGCTTGCCGGCGAGATCCGCGAGGTAGTATTCACGGTCCCACTTGAACGGCGACACGGCCGACCGGGCTTCAGGCGGGATCAGCGATTCGATGATCTTCAGCAGCGTGCCTTTGCCTGCGCGACCAGGCCCCTTCATCATCACGACCTTCTCGTAGTTGGCCATGATGCCGAGCACGGTGGCGCCGATGACTTCCTGCAGAAGCTGTACCTGCTCGTCCTTGTAGTTGCCGCCGAATGCGTCGTCGAGCAGCTTGTTGAACATCGGCATGTCGCCGACGATCGGCCGGATGTCGAAGGCCACACGCTGACGGTGTTCGGCGCGCAGTTCTTCCTTCACGACCTGGCCTTCATCGTCGACCTTGTAGAAGACGCCGCGGCAGGCCAGGCCGATCGGGGCCTTGTTGAAGAAGTCTGCTTTGCCCTGGCTGACCGCGGCATAGGCTTGCGCTGCGATCGCGGTGTAGTCGTTGCGACGGATGCAGTTTTCGCGCCCATCGAACTCGTCGGCCACGTCGACCGCGAAGTCGGCCGTGATCTTGCCGCGCCACACTCGGTCGTCGGTATCGAAGGAGAAGATCTGACCCTCCACGCCGATCGGGGCGACACCGTTGTCCTTCTTCAGATTGCGGATCAGCGCCGCGGCATAGGCAGCGTGTGTGCCGCCACCGTCTTCGGCCGACTTCTTCGCGTTGCGCAGTTCGGTGCGCAGTGTTGGCAGGGTGATCCCGGTGAACTTGCCGATCAGCTTCAACAGGCGGTCTTCGTTTACAGGCGTCAGGTTCGCATCGCCCATCTCGCGGAAGATCTTCGGCAGCAGACGGAATTTGTCATCCTCGGCCATGCCTTCGAGCCTGGCGCACATGCGGGCCATCTTCTCGTAGTCTTCGAGTTCTTCTGCCTCGGTCTTCGTGCGAGTGGCATCCCATCCGGCCGTGGTTTTGGCCTGCTGGTAGAGGCTGGCCAGCGTGACCTTGTTGGCGCGAGCCTCCTTTTTCTCGGCGCCGCGCCAGACCTTCTCGAACTCCTTTTCGTTGTGGAGATCCGATGCTTCGCTGACGTCCTTGGCCAACTCGTATGCGCAGTCCCACTTGGTCCACTTCAGCGCGAAGATCAGATCTCGCCACTGCTCGTAGCTGTACTCGCTGATCTTCGTCTTGATCGCCGTCAGCGCCGACTTGACCCGGTCAACCTCGAAGGTCGATTCGGTCGGCGGCGGGATCTCCATCAGCGGGTCGTAGTCTGCATCGCCGGCTGTGGTGCTGGATGACGACTCTGCCTTCTTCTCCCATCCGGCTTCTTCGGCCAGTCGCTCGAACTCGCGGCAGACATCCTGCACTTGGTCGACCGTCAGCAGCGGCAGGTCGATCACTGGCGTGTTCAGCGGTGTGTCGTCGGTGGTCCACTGGTAGGGCCGGCCGGTGTCGGGGTGCATGTGATAGGCGACGAACTGCTGACCGTCAGCCAACACTTCGACCTTCATGTACCGCCTGCCGGGTGTCCACTCGGGATGATCTCCGTTGTAGTAGGACGCGGACATGATCTTGCCGAAGTGCTTCTCGGTCGAGAACATCAGCAGGGTCTTCGGCGCCTTGCCTACGCGCTGCGGGAACGTGACGCCGAACGTGTGTTCGGCCCAATCCACCAGCTTCTCGACGATGTCCTTGTCGAGCACGTCGATGTCGATTGCCGGCGTGTCCTTGGCCACGATGCCGACACCGTGCTTGCCCCATCCGCGGTCGATCATGACCTTGAACTGTTCGGGCGTGCGTGCGTAGTCCAACTGCCAGGCGAACGGCTTGGCCGCATCACCTTCACCTATGCGCAACCCCGGGGACTTGCTGCCCTTGGGGATCGGGACGATGCCGTAGCCATTGGCTATCAGCGTCAGCCCATGATCTTCAAAATATCCACTCATTTAACTTCCTCGACGTCCGCGGACGAATGAACCATGAACTGCTGAGACCGCAGGGTTCATTCCGTCGGGACGTCGAGCGGGCGACGCAGCCATTCGTTGCGGGTATGTGTCCGGCCGCACATCTCTTCGATCGTGACGGCCATGTGGGCGGCGCACTTGCCTTGCCGCAGTGCATATATGACCGACGAGTGGTTCATGTTCAGGGCCTTGGCCAGACTGCGTACACTCTCACGCCCGGTCAGGCGCAGGCTGGCCCGATCCAGCAGGTACTTCAAACGACGGCGAGCACGTTCTTCATCAGGTTGACTCGGGTCGTCAACGGTCTCGGGAAATTGCATAGAGGCTCCGGGTGGCAGCGAAAAATTTTCGCAATTCTATGTGAGAACGGTTGACAGGTACACCACCTGCGGTAATACTGCAGTCTCTTAACCGTTCATCCCTCATCCGTTTTATAGGACCATCATGGAAACCAACCGCGATCTGCTTTCGGCCGTCCACAACTTCAACGCGATCGGCCAGGTCGTCCCGCCCGGCCCGACTTTCAACGCAGATCGGGTGTGCTTCCACACCGGCATGCAGTTGGAAGAGATGGCCGAGAAGATTGCTGTCGTTGCCGAAGGTGCTGTGACTTTGAACGAACGCGAATACCTTCGTAGGTTCGCGTCTGAACTCGACATGATGGGCCGAAAATTCAAGGCCAGTTACTACCAAGGTGCTGTTCTCCGTGCAGACCGCGAAGCCCTGCTCGACGCTGACATCGACATCGCCGTCGTCACGGCCGGTTCCATGCAGTACCAGACCCCGCACTACCGTCTGGCCGTCGACGCGGTGCTCGGCGCCAACGACGCGAAGTTCCCGGACGGTATCGCCAACCGCGACCCCGTCACCAATAAGATCCTGAAGCCGGCCGGCTGGAAGCCTGCCGACCTGACGCCGTTCCTCGTTCCCCGCAACGACTGATCGACGGCAACACACGTTCCCCGCACACGTCGGGGCGCGCATCCCTGACGTGTGCTTCTTCATCTCTGCGCAGTTCCCTTTCATCTCAAGGATCATCATGTCCATCACCGTTTCCGCACAGTTCGCATCGACTGCCCTGGCCATCGCCTTCCTGCAAGCCGCCGAAAAGGCCGGTGCGTCTTCTACCAGCACCGCGGGCACCGCCGACGCCGGCAAGGGCACCAGCACCGCCTCCACCACCGTCGAAGACAAGACCGTCGCGCCGAAGCACACCCTGGCCGAAGTGCAGGCCCTGCTCGGCAAGATCGGCGCCACCTACGGCGACGACAAGGCTGCATCGGCCGCGGCGCAACGCGCCCTGTTCGTGCCGCTCGGCTATACCAAGTCCAAGGAAATCGGCGAGAAGCACATGGACCAGGTGTTCGCCGCTGCCGAAGCCGCGCTGGCCGATCGCGAAAAGGCCAAGGCCGCCGAAGACATCTGATCGACGCCGGGCCTGATAGATGACCGAGCACAGGATCACCCTCACCGCGCTGGCGGCGAAGTACGCGGTAGCCCATGCGGCGCACCACGTCTTCTCACCGTCCGGCAGTTGGTTGTGGTTGACCTGCGCCGGTGGTCTGATCCCGAACCTGCTGGCCAAGGACGAAGCCGGGTTCGATGCGGCCTACGGCACGGTCGGTCATGGTGTCGGGGAAACCTGGCTGAAGACCGAACGTCGGCCGGACTACCTGGTCGGTACAGTCGAGAACGTGGGCCGCTATGACATCGAGATCGACGATCAGATGTTGGATGAGGTTCAGCAGTATGTCGACTGGTGTCAGCCGCTCGAAGGTGTGCATTTCGTCGAGACGCATGTGGACTTTTCCAAGTTCACACCGCTGCCCTTCCAAGGTGGCACATGCGATCACGCTGCTGCGCGTCCCGGGTATCTGACGATTACCGATCTGAAGCTAGGTAAGGGCGTGGTTGTGCCCGCGAGAAACAACCCGCAGTTGATGCTCTACGCGCTTGGATTCTTCCTGCGATACGACGATGAATACCACTTCCAGTACATCGAGATGCGCATCGCGCAGCCCCGTGTGCACCATTGGGATCGGCACGTCATCAATCGTTATGAGCTTCTGGCGTTCGCCGAGCATGTGCGGGTTCGCTCGCATCTGGCCTGGCAGTTGGATGCACCACGCACGCCGTCGGAAAAGGCGTGCCAGTTCTGCAAGGTGAAAGCGACGTGCGGGCCGGCAGTGGCTCTGCAAGCGACACAGACGGCAGGAATGTTCGATGACCTGGTCGACATGGGTGTCGACGATGTCGAGGCGCTGAAGGATCGGATCGAAGACGGAGACGCCTTCAAGTTCGCCAACCTGATGACCTTGACCACGGATCAACTGGTCCGGTTGATGCCCTTCAAGAACCAGGCTATCGGCTGGTGGAAGGCAGTGGAGATCGAACTGGCCAAGCGCACCCGCGCCGGTCAGACGACGAATATGAAGTTCGTTCGAGGCCGGTCGTTCAGATCGTTCAAGAATGACTTCGAGGCAGGCAATGTGTTGATCGCCAACGGGGTCGACCCCGAGGTAGCGTTCCCGCTTACGGTGATCTCACCGTCAAAGGCGGAAGACGAGCTTCGTAAGGTCGGGGTCAAGGGCGACAAGCTGAAGAATGTGATGATGCCGCTGGTCATCAAACCACCAGGCAAACCGACGTTGGTGCCCTTGTATGACAAACGTCCTGCAATCACGAACATCGACGATGACGAGATCTATGCGGATCTCACTGAAACCGAAGTAATCGATTAACCATTCCTATCAACAGAGAAACCATCATGGCTCAACCGAAACTCATTAAAACTGTTCCTGGCGCACGACTCTACGAAGACGACAAAGGCAACCCCCTGCTCCGTCTCGACGATGTGCGCGGCTCCTATCTTTTCCTCGGCAAGCAGGCCGACGATAAGAACGACGACGGTACTCCCAATCCGAAGTGGCGCGGTATTGGCATGCTGCCGAAGGCTCGTGTCGAAGCCTACGACCTGGTCATCGCCACGATCGACAAGATCGTTGCTGCGCAGGGCAAGGGGGAGAAGGCCGTTAAGGTGCTGCGTGCCAATATGTTCATCCAGGACGGTGATGAACGTGAAGACGAAACCATGCACGGCCACTGGCTCATCAGCGCGTCTGAGACCAAGCAGCGTCCGACTGCTCGTAATCGCCAGGGTAAGGAGATCACCGATGCGACGGAGATCGATCGCACCTTCTACAGTGGCTGCTATCTGACGATGGTCATTCGCCCGTGGTTCTTCGGCGGTGTCGTCAAGGGCAAGGACAAGGCATATCCGAAGCGAGTTGCAGCAAGCCTGGGATCGGTCTTCTTCATGCGTGACGGCGAGCCGTTCGGCGCCGGCAAGATCGACGACAGCAGCATCTACGACGACTTGGCCGATGGCGACGACGGCCTGGGCGGCAATTCCAACAACGACGGCGACGAGATCTGACCCGTCGCACACCCATCACCCAACCAGCAACCATAGAAGGATAGACATCATGGCAACCGCAAAAAAGGCTCCGGCCAAAAAAGCAACCCCGGCGAAGAAGACGGTGGCACCAGCCGCACCGGCAAAGGCTGCAGCACCCGCGAAGAAGACCGCAGCGAAAGCGCCGGCCGTCCGCGCCCCGAAGGCCGGTGATCGCGGTGAAGCGATGCTTCGTAGCGGTCAGAAGATTCGCGTGAAGGTTACTGCCGTGCACGAAAAGGTCAACGGCGTGTGGCTCGAAGTGATCGGCATCGGCAATGTCTCGGCCGGGCGCACCGCAACCGTCCGCGCCAGCGCGTTCGTCCGCGACAAGAAGTGATCCGGGCCTGATGGACCCGACGCCCGACAGGTTCGCTTGTCGGGCGTTTTGCATTTAACGGATACAGGCGACTATGAAGTACATCGACAAGCGACCGACCGTCACCACCGACACCGAGTGCCTGCCTGGCTACTGGTCGATCGCGTTCATGTCCACGGCCGATCGCAGCCGCCGTGTGAAGTTCGAGCTATACGAAGGCCATCCCCTCGACACTGACGGCATCCGCAAGGTCATTGCGCGCAATCGAATCGTCAGCTTCAACGGCAACCACTACGACATCCCGATGATCTGCCTGGCCCTGACCGGCGCCAGCACCGAGGAACTAAAGGCAGCGAACGACACCATCATCGTCAAGAAGCCACTGGTCGGCCTGAAGCCGTGGGAGTTCATGAACCGCCACGGGCTGTACCTGCCCCGTGGTCTCGACCACATCGACTTGATCCAGGTCGCACCGTCGGCCGCGCGTGACAGTGGCAAGGAGTCGCTGTTCACCAGTCTGAAGATGTACGGCGCCATGATGGGGTCGAAGAAGATCCAGGACATGCCCGTCGGCCATGACACCTTCGTTACCGAGGATCTGCGCCCGCTGGTGGCCGCCTACTGCTACAACGACCTGGAGTTGACCTGCGACCTGTGGGATGAGTTGCAGCCGCAGATTACCTTGCGCATGCAGATGTCCGACGAATACGGTGTCGACATGCGCAGCAAGAGCGATGCGCAGGTCGGCGAACAGGTGATGAAGTGCGTCTATGAGAAGGAGACCGGTCGCAAGCTGTATGCGAACGATGAGGTCAAGACCGGTGCGATCAAGTTCGTGCCACCGAAGCACATCAACTTCCAGACGCCAGAACTGCAGCAGATGTTCGATGAGGTCATGCGTGCGTCGTTCATCGTTCGTGGCGACGGCTACATCGTCCCGCCGAAGGAACTCGAAGGTCGGATCGTTACGATTGGCGGTAACCGATACATGATGGGTATCGGTGGGCTGCACTCGATGGAGTCGTCGATCAGCCACTACGCCGATGAAGACACGATCATCGTCGACACCGACGTGACCGGCTATTACCCGAACAACATGATCGCCACCGGCCGGGAGCCGGACAACATGCGCGGGATCTTTCAGCCGGCGTTCCGCCGCCAGGTGAGCGAACGAACCGCCGCCAAGCGAGCGGGCCAGGTCGAGATTGCCGAGTCGCGCAAGATTGTGTGTAACGGTCTCTTCGGCAAGACGAGCAGCCGCTGGTCGGTTGTCTACTCGCCCGAGATCATGATCCAGACCACACTCGGGGGTCAGCTATCGTTGCTGATGTTCATCGAGCAGATGACCCTTGCCGGCTTCCAGGTGATCAGCGCGAACACCGACGGCGTCGTCACCAAGCTGCCGCGCAAGCATAAGTGGTGGCACCGCGGCCTGGTCATGGATTGGGAGATCGAGACGAGCCTTGAGATGGAGTACACCGAATACAGTTCGGTCCACTCCCGTGACGTCAACACCTACATCGCGTTCACCGTGCCAGACGAGAAGACCGGCAAGGTGAAGATCAAGCGCAAGGGCAAGGCCGCGGTCCACGGGCGTGGCATACCGGGCGCCTATGGGCTGAAGAAGAACCCCGACGCCGAGATCGCCTACGACGCCGTCGTGCTCTACCTGCAGAAGAACATCCCCCTGGAGCGGACGATCTACGAGTGCAAGGACATCCGCAAATTCCTGACGTCGACGAAGGTCGGTGAAGGCGGCGCGATGTTCAACGGCGAGTACGTCGGCAAGACCATCCGCTTCTACCACTGCAACAACAGCAGCGAGGCCATGTTCAAGCGTGACAACGGCAACAAGGTGCCGAAGTCGGACGCCTGCTGGCCATGCATGGAACTGCCGGACGAGTTCCCCGAGAACGTCGACATGCAGTGGTATCTCCGGGAGGCCAACGCGATCCTGAACGACGTCGGGATGAAGGGTGTCGATCCGGCGCTGGCCGGCCGCACGGGCACTGTTCTGGCCCACATGGAAGAGAAGAAAACCATTCACACCGTCGAACTGCCGAGCGGCATTGCGCTCTGCGGGGCAACGCGCGAGACGATCCGGGACAAGTGGGTCGAATTCGATGCGGTGCCGGACGGTCATCGTCATTGCAAGAAGTGCAGGGATCTTGAAGTATGAAGAACGAGTTGGAGAAGGACATCGAAGGTCCGAGCGTGGCGTATGCGATCTCACGAGGATGGGTCGAGATCAAGATCATGTCGGCCAATAAAAACGGTTGGCCCGATCGCTTCTTTTTCAGGGCGCAGGGCGCGCACACCCGTGTGGTCTGCATCGAGTTCAAGAAGGTAGGAAAGGTGCCAACGCGCCAGCAGTTCAAGCGTCACGGAGAGCTTCGTGCGCAGAACGTCGAGGTCTATTGGACCGATAGCTTTGAAGAGGCAAAACAATGGCTGTACTGAGCCCCATCGCCAAGCAGATTCGCGCGCTCTTCCGACGTGTCCGGCTCAAGCCGCAGCAGTTGCATGTCTACCAGCGCCAGGCCATCGAGTTTCTGAAGGACAACCCGTTCTCGGCGCTGTTCATCGACATGGGTCTCGGCAAGACGTCGTGCGTGCTGACGATGATCGTCGAGTTGTTGTTGGAAGACGGCTTCTGCACTGGTGATCCGATCCTGATCGTGGCGCCGCGCCGGGTGGCCTGCGAGACCTGGCCTGCGGAGATCGCCAACTGGCTGCACACGGCAGGCATGAGCTATTCGCTCATCCATGCGCGTGATGACGATCCGCGTGTGCGCCAGGCCGCGGCATTCTGTCGCAAGCAAGGTCGGCTTGCTGGCCATGACGAGAAGGCGATCAACAGTGCTGCAGGTAACGCCGAGACCGTGATGAAGGGTCGTATTCGCATCGACGCCGCCCACAAGCGTGCTGACGTACACATCATCTCGCGTGACTGGCTCGAATGGCTCTGTGACTATTGGGGCGTGAAGTGGCCTTACCGCACGGTGATCATCGACGAGTCATCGAGTTTCAAGGACCACAAGTCGGGTCGCTTCCGTGCAATGAAGGACATCCGGTGCAGCACTCGCAACCTGATCACGCGCCTGCATCTGCTGACGGCCAGCCCTGCGGCTGAGACCTACGAGCATCTGTTTCCGCAGATGTTCTTATTGGATAAGGGCGCTGCGCTCGGCCACAACATCACCACCTACCGGAAGACCTACTTCTCGCAGAACCAATACAACAAGAAGTGGGAACTGCGGCCCAACGGCGAAAAGGACATCCTGGCCAAGATTGCGCATATGACGCTGGTCATGAAGGCCAAGGATTATCTGAAGCTGCCCGAGCCGCTGATCATCAAGCAGCCGGTGCGACTCGACGAGAAGTCGATGGCCCTCTATCGTGAACTCCAGAAGGACTTTATGGTCAAGCTGGAAGATGGCACTGAGGTTGAGGCTGAGACTGCCGCGGCGCTGTCGCAAAAGCTGCTGCAACTGGCGTCGGGCGTGCTCTACGAGACCTACTTGGACAAGGATCTCGAAACCGACGATATGAAGAAGGTCAAGAAGATCCACAAGATCCACAACTTCAAACTCGACGCGCTGGCCGAACTGGTCGACAACCTCGACGGCAAGCCTGTGATCGTGGTCTATCACCATCAGGCGTCGTTGCACCGGATCAAGGCTGCGTTCCCCAAGGCCGTCGTGATGGACAAGGACGGCAAGTGCATCCCGAAGTGGAACAGCGGCAAGATCCCGATGCTGCTGGTGCACCCGCAGTCGGCCGGCCACGGCTTGAATCTGCAGGAGGGTGGTCACAACATGATCTTCTTCGACCTGCCTTGGAGCTTGGAAAACTACGAGCAGGTCATCGGCCGCCTCGCGCGCCAAGGTCAGTTGATGACTGTCGTCGTCCACATCCTGTCGGCAGTTGGTACGCTCGACGAAGCAGTGTTCGAGGCACTGATGCGTAAGCAGAGCGCACAGACCTATATGTTCAAGACCCTGAAGCGCTTCATCGCGTTGTTGAAAGCCGGCAAGCCGCTGGTTATCGACGACGAAGAGGAAGAGCTTGAAGAAGAATTTGTTTAAGGAAGATCATGACTAAGAAAAGTGGCGAAGGGGTCACGTCGGTCGAAGACCTGCTGCACGGCGGCTTCAACCTCTCGCAGATGGAAGTGCTCTTCGGCATGGACTCCCGGACCATCACGGCCCGGATATACGGGGTGCCGCATCACAGCGTGCGCAATGGCGCGAAGTGCTGGCTGGTGCGTGACGTCGTGCATCGGCTCTACAAGCCAAGCGCGGCACAGGTCGAAGCGATCCTGCCGCGGATGAACACCAACGCGCTGCCGAAGGAACTCAGCAAGGAGTTCTGGAATGGTCTGCGCTCGCGCGGCGCCTACATGCGCGAGATGGGCGATCTGTGGCCCACGGGCAAGGTCGTCGAGGTCGTGTCGCGCCTGTTCAAGTTGTTGAAGCAGCGCATCGGCCAACGGGTCGACGGCATTGAGCGGAACATGGAACTAAGTGATGCCCTGCGCACGCTGCTGCGTGAGTCCGATGCCGCGTTGCTGGAAGAACTGCAGCACGCGATCAAGGAGGAATTCAAGGAGCGCGCTGACGACGTTGAAGACAGCAAGGAGAATTACATCCTGAAGATGTACCAAGAGCGCTCGTTCGATGCACTGGCCGAACCTGCGTTGCCCGATGTGATTGAAGTGGATGACGACGATGAAATTTGAACGTGTCGAGGATATGGTCCTGTCGGTTCTGGCGCTGCTGGAGCCGAAGGAGGAATACACCGTCTCGCAGGCCGCGGAGAAGTACCGCTACCTGAACAACCCCGGCGCCTATGTCGGCAAGTACAAGAATTCGATGGCTCCCTACATGGTCGAGCCGATGGATATGACCCTGGCCCGCAACTACGTGGGCCTTTGTTTTGTAGGGCCAGCGCAGTCGTCCAAGACCGAGTCGCTGATTCTGAACTTCATCGCCTACACGGTGAAGGTCGACCCGATGGACATCATGCTGGTGTGTCCTACGGCCACGGCTGCGCGCGACTTCTCGATTCGACGGGTCGACCGGATGCACCGCGACTCGAAAGAGATCGGCGCCATGATGCTGCCGGGTGCAGACAGCGACAACAAGTTCGACAAGCAATACCGCAACGGTGTGCTGCTCACGTTCAGCTATCCCTCCGTCACTGAACTTGCCGGCAAGCCCATCGGCCGCGTGCTGCTCACCGATCGAGATCGGATGCCTGACGACATCGACGGTGACGGTGATCCCTACGACCTGGCCAGCAAGCGCACCACCACGTTTTTGTCGAACGCCATGACCGTCTGTGAGTCGTCGCCGTCGCGCACGATCGACAACCCGAAGTGGATTCGCGCCAGTCTTCATGAGGCCCCGCCGTGCGCCGGCATCCTGGCCCTCTACAACCGCGGGAACAAGTGCCGCTGGTACTGGCCATGCCCTCACTGCGGTGGTTACTTCGAGGGCAACTGGTCGCAGATCACTTACACGAAGCAGGAGGGCATGACGAACATGGACGTCGGCGCCACCGCGCGCTTGAGGTGTCCGCTGGCCGGTTGCGGCGAACTGATCCACCCTGACCAGCGGCAGGCGATGCAGATGGCCGGTCGATGGGTGCAGGATGGCCAGGCCGTCGACAAAGACGGTGTCGTGTTCGGCCCGAAGATCCGCACGTCGATAGCTTCCTACTGGTTGAACGGCATCGCCGCGGCCTTCACGACGTGGTCCAAACTGGTCAATGCGTTTCTCGATGCCAACGATGAGTATGAGAAGACGCAGAACGAAGGGCCGTTGACCAAGTTCTACAACAACGACCTGGGCGAGCCTTACCTGCCGAAGTCGATGCTGACGAGCCGTTTGCCCGAGACGCTGCAGGCCAACGCGATCAAGCTGCAGGAAGACCAGGTGCGCAAGGTCCCCGAGGGCGTGCGCTTCCTGGTTGCGCTGTGTGACGTGCAGAAGAATATGTGGATCGTGCAGATCTTCGGGATCATGCCGGGCAAACCGTTCGACATGGTCTTGATCGACCGCTTCGAGGTCAAATACTCGCAGCGGTCTGATGAAGTGGGCGGGCTGGAGTGGGTCAAGCCGCACGCCGAACTCGACGATTGGGATGAACTCATCGGCAATGTGATGGAGCGGGAATACGAACTCGCTGACGGGTCGGGCAGGATGATGCCGATCAAGCTGACCGGTTGCGACTCGGGTGGTAAGGACGGCGTGACCAGCATGGCTTATCGCTTCTGGCGCAAGCTGAAAGACGAAGGCCGGCATGCGCGGTTCGTGTTGACCAAGGGCAGCGGCAAGCCCGGCCATCCGCGCACGCAGATTACCCACCCGGACAGCAGCCGGAAGGATCGCAACGCGGCAGCGCGCGGCGACGTGCCTGTGCTGCAGTTCAACTCGAATCTGCTGAAGGACGAACTCGATGCACGCCTCGATTGCTTCACGCCGGGCCAGGGCATGTACCTGATGCCGAACTGGTTGCCGACGTCGTTCTTCGAGGAAATGTGCGCCGAGCAGCGGACCAGCAAGGGGTGGGAACACACCAGCGGTCGAACACGAAACGAAGCCGTCGACTTGGGCTATATGTGCATCGGCTTGTGTCTGTCGACCTACATCCGAATCGAAACGTGGGATTGGGAAAACCCGCCGCAGTGGGCCGCGCCGTGGGACAAGAACAGTCTCATACGCCAACCCGATGAGATTCCGAAGCTGGCGCATACCATAAAATCGCCCACTGATTTTTCCAAGTACGCCAAGGCGCTGGCCTGACCCACGCCCAACAATCGAAAGGCCGCACATGACGACCGAAGAACTCCTTGCCCTGAAGGCGAAGATTCTCGACGCCGAGACGTCGTATCACAACCTGCTGACCGGCAAGGTCGCCCGGGTCGTGCAGGATCAAAATGGCGAGCGTGTCGAGTTCACCGCCATCAACGCGAGCGCACTGCTCGCCTACATCGGAAGCCTGAACGCGCTTCTGCCTTGTGACCCGCTGATCGCCCGCGTTTCGCGTCGGCCCATCGGCTTTTTCTTCTAGACCATGAAACCACCTGTTGTAATCGACGTTGCTGCGCGCCCTGTCACTGGCGCTGTTGGCCAAGGTGGCGGTGGTCTTGAAGGTGCCGAGCGCACCACTCGCGAGACCGCGCTGTGGTCGCCGCCCATCATCTCGCCTGATCGTCAACTCAGTTCTGGCGTGAAGGAGACGGCTGACGCTCGTAGCCGCGACATGATCCAGAACGATGGCTATGCGATGGGCGCATTGGCCATCCATCGCGATAGCATCGTCGGCGCGCAGTACCGACTCAATGCGCAGCCTGTGAATGAGATCTTGGGCTTCACCGAAGAGTGGGCCGAAGAGTTCTCGGCATGGGCTGAGACCCGCTTCAACCTGCTGTCGGATTCGAGCGAAAACTGGTGCGATGCCAGCGAGATGAACACGCTTACGGGCCTGGTGCGACTGGCCGTCAGTGGTTTCGTGATGACAGGTGAAGTGCTGGCCACATGCGAGTGGAAGAAGCGGCCCGATCGCCCGTTCTACTCGGCCATGCAGATGGTCTCGCCGTCGCGGCTGTCCAACCCGGACGGCATGCCCGACACCAAGACCTTGCGCCGTGGCATCGAGAAGGACAACTACGGTGCTCCGATCGCGTACTGGATTCGCAAGGGCCACCCCGGTGACATCCTGTGGGACGTCGACGGCTACGAGTGGGTACGCGTCAATGCCTACAAGCCGTGGGGCCGGCGCATGGTGCTGCACACGATCGAGCAGATGCAGCCCGACCAGTCGCGCGGTGTGGCCGACATGGTTGCCGCGCTCAAGCAGATGAAGATGACCAGCACGTTCCAGGACGTGACGCTGCAGAACGCTGTGGTCAACGCCAGTTATGCCGCGGCGATCGAGTCGGAGATGTCGCCTGACCTGGTGCGCGAGATGATGGGTGCTGGTCCTGGCCAACAGACCTATGCCGAAGTCGTGCAAGGCTTCATGGATGGCCTGATGGGCTATGTCGAGGCGGGTGGTTCGGTGAAGGTCGACGGTGCCAAGATCCCGCATCTGTTCCCGGGCACCAAGCTGAACATGAAGCCGATGGGAACACCGGGCGGCGTCGGCACCACTTTCGAGCAGTCGCTGTTGCGTCATATCGCAGCCACCCTCGGCTTGAGCTATGAGCAGTTCAGCCGCGACTACACCAACACCAACTACTCGTCGGCGCGTGCTTCGATGGGTGAGACCTGGAAGTTCATGCAGTCGCGCAAAAAGCTGGTCGGCGACAACACCGCCAACTGCATGTATCGGCTGTGGCTCGAAGAGGAACTGAACCGCGGCAACGTCCCGCTGCCGGTGGGTGTGACCCCTGCTGCGTTCCTGAAGCGCTTCTACGCTGATGCCCTGGTCCGTGAGGCGATCTTTGCCGCATCCTGGATCGGTGCATCCCGTGTGCAGGTGGATGAAATGAAGGAGACGCAAGCCGCGATGCTGCGCATGGGCGCGGGTCTGTCGACGATGGAAATGGAGACCGGCCGGCTCGGCGAAGACTGGCGCAAGGTGATGCGGCAGAAGGCCCGCGAAGAGGCATACGCCAAGAAGTTGGGTCTCACCTTGAACTTCAGCACGCAGAAGCCGACGGCCAAGTCGACCGCGTCAGCCGGTGCCGCTGATGACGAAGACGACGATGAGATTTAGGCACCCCATTTACAATCTCGCCCAATTCGGAGTAAGCACCCAATGAGTAAACACCTAGCCCGCGAAGCACTGCAGTCGATGAACCTGAAGCCGATCGCCATCGCGACGACTTTCCAGACGCTGCAGTCCGATCTCGCATATGTGGCCAGTTCCAACATCGACGCGGAGAACGACAACTTCATGTCGGTGCGTCGTGGCCAGCTTGCCGCGGCCTACGGGCAGGACGGCGTCGCGCAGGCCAAGCCGTTTGCGTTTGCGCAGGGCATCGCCATCATTCCGATCAGCGGCACACTGCTGAACCGCCTGGCGTCGTCCTATGGCAGTTATGCCACCGGCTACAACTTCATCAGCCGCCAGGTGCAGCAGGCCGAAGCCGACGACGATGTGATCGGCATCATCTTCGACGTGAACAGCAACGGCGGCGCGGTGGCCGGCTGCTTCGAGTGCGCGGGCACGATCTTCGCTGCGACCAAGCCCACGATGGCGCTGGTCGATGCCAACTGCTACAGCGCGGCATACGCCTTGTCGTCGGCCGCAAACAAGATCGTGTGCACCCCGAGCGGCGGCGCTGGCTCGATCGGTGTGGTCGCCATGCACGTCGACATGAGCGGCTTCCTGACCGAGATGGGATTCAAGGTCACGTTCATCCATGCCGGTGCGCACAAGGTCGACGGCAACCCGTTCGAGCCATTGTCGGCCGACGTCAAGAAGGACATCCAGGCATCGATCGACGACTCCTACGATGAGTTTGTCGGCCTGGTCGTCGAACATCGTGGGCTCACGGACAAGGCAGTGCGTGCCACCGAAGCCCGAACCTATTCGGCCAAGGACGCTTTGTCTCTTGGTCTAATCGACGCCATTGCAACGCCCAAGGAGGCGTTCAATGCGTTTCTCGCCGAGCTTTCCGGCTCGACAACTACCACCAGTGAAAGGAAAGACGCAATGTCTGCAGCAGCAACCGAGCCGGGCGCAAACGCGAAGGCACACACCAAGGAAGATCTCGACGCAGCCGCGTCCGCAGCACGCACGGCCGAGCGCCAACGTGTCAAGGACATCCAGGGCAGCGACGAAGCCAAGGGCAAGACCAAGCTCGCCAACCACCTGTCGATGAACACCGAGATGTCGGTCGCCGACGCCAAGGCCGTGCTCGCCGCCGCGGAACCCGAAGCCACCAGCACCACCGTCGTCGATCCCAAGGCCAACGGCGTCTCGCCGCTGGATGCCGCGATGGGCAACACCAAAAACCCGGAAGTCGGTGCCGACGGTGCTGCCAAAGGCAAGACCGACGAGCCCGAGATGTCCAACGCCAACCGCATCCTGAAGGCACAGGCCCTGTCGTCCGGCGCCGAGTTCGTGCCGGTCAAGGACTGATCTCGTTCCCATCCACTCGCAAGGAGAATTTCCATGTCTGCATATCCGCAACTCGCGGTGGGCGAAGTCCAAACGCCTCCCGCCCTCAAGCAGCCTTTCGTGGGCGATCGTCCGATCAGCAACGACTCGGCTGTGATGGCCACTGCCGCATGCGTGCAGTACCAGGTGCTCGCGCTGCTGTCCGACGGCACCGTCGTGCCGTTCGTCAATGGCACCAACACCCCGAGCCAGGCTGTCATCAGCGCGATCGGCGGCAACGTGGGCGCCCGTGTGCCCTACTACGACGCCGGCCACTTCAACCACGAAGCGTTGGTCTGGCCTGCCGGTCTGGCCGCCACGCTGAACGCCCGCAAGGCGTTCTTCAACGGCACCCCCATCAAGGTCGGTCACGTTCTGCCGAACTGATCTCCCCGCAACACCACGACACAGGAAAAAGATCATGCCCGACATCACCCTCTACGACCGTGCCACGCTCGACACGGTCTATCGTTTCCAGAAGCTGCCGACCAAGCAGTTCTGGCTCCCGCAGTTCGGCCGTCAACTGAACTTCGACACGCCCTACATCATGTGGGATCGTGTCTACGGCGACGACCGTGGCCTGGCCCCGTTCGTCCTGCCGAACGTCAAGGGTCGTCCGCAGAAGCTGCAGACCTACGACTCGATCAAGTTCGCGCCGGCCTACTCGAAGATCAAGGACGTCGTGACGCCCGAGATGCACATCGAGCGCGTGCCCGGCGAGAACCCGATCGTCGGCAACCTGTCGATCGAGCAGCGTCGTGACGCCGTCAAGGCCGAACTGCTGCGTCGCCAGAAGATCAAGTTCGCCAACCTGGAAGAGTGGATGGCCTGCCAGGCGCTCACCAAGGGCAGCGTGGTCGTGCAGGGCGAAGACTACCCGGCCGTCACGGTCGACTTCCGTCGCGACGGTTCGCTGACCATCGTGAAGGCAGGTAACGCAACCTGGGATACCGTCGGCGTCGATCCGCTGGCTGACCTGAAGGCCGCACGTATCGCCGTGAACAACCTGTCGGGCACGACCGTCAACAAGTACGTCTTCGGCGGCAATGCCTGGGGCGCGTTCGCCAAGCGCGTGAACCTGCGCGATCTGATGGACAAGAACTACGGTGGCCAGCAGGTCAACGTGTCCCTGATCTCGGACGGCTACGACGGCCAGGAGTACATGGGCTACATCCAAGGTCCCGACGGTCAAGGCCGTCTGGATCTGTGGGTCGACAACTCCAAGTACGTCGACGAGACCGGCACCCTGCAGTTCTACATGGACCAGGACACGGTGGTCGGCATCGGCAACGGCTTCGACGGCATCCGCTGCTACGGCGCGATCTTCGACGCGCGTGCCGGCTTCCAGCCCCTGACACGGTTCTTCAAGAACTGGCTGGAGGAAGATCCTTCGCACGAATACATCCTGGGCCAGACGTCGCCCCTGATGGTGCCGAAGAACCCCAACACCACCTTCAGCATGCGCGTGCGCTGATGGTGGCCTGACGGCCGGGCAATTCCGCCTGGCCGTCCTTCATTCAATCGTTCCCTGGAGAAATATCATGGCTGAAAAGCTCGTTACCCTGGTTCCTCTCGTCACCATCAGCGTCGTTCGTGAAGGCGAGTTCGTGAACCTGCCGATCAACGTGCCCTGCGAGTTCTACGAGAAGGAAGTCACCGACATCCGTCGCGCCGAGAAGGCCGAAGGCAAGCCGATGCTGCGTGAACTGCAGAAGGAAGAGGCGGTCGTCAAGGCCGTCACGAAGAAGGCCAACGACGAGATCTGATGGCCTTCGATTTCGCTGACGTGAAAGCGAACGCACGCCGAGTCGTCCAAACGACGCTCGGCGTGTCGGCGTTTTATCAGTCCAAAACCATGAGTGCGCCTGCCGGCATCACCGCGCGGCTGCACACCAAGATGGCGCTGTCTGGCGATGCCGAAAGCGACGGCTACGCCGAGATGACTCAGGGCCTGTACCGCATCGTCACGATCCCTTCCGACACACCGGATCTCGAATTCGAGCGTGGCGGCAAGATCTCGTTCAAGCACATGCCTGGTTGGGTCTACACCCTCGACACCGCAGAAGAGCCCACCGGCCCGCTGGAGCGTGTCTGGCTGGCCACCGGAAGCCGCACGCCATGATCGGCGCCATCGCTTCCTTGGGCCTGGGAGACGCGATGGATTTTTTCAAAGCCCTCCCCGAGACAGCTATTCAATCTGCGGTGTACGCGATCAACGACGTCACCAGTCGCACGGCGCTGCCGGGCATCCGCAGGCAGATGCGCCTTGAAGTCGACTTCCCTTCTGGCTACCTCGAAGGTGATCGTCTCAAGCAGATCTCCAAGGCCAACAAGTCGAACCTGCGCGCCTTGATCCAGGGCCGCGATCGACCCACGTCTCTCGCCCGTTTCGCCAAGGGCCAGACTCCTGCCAGCACGCGCGGGCGCGGCGTGACCCTCACTGTCAAACCAGGTGTCGCACGCAAACTCGACAAGAGCGCGTTCCTGATCAAGCTGCGCAACGGCAACACCGGCCTGGCCGTGCGGCTGAAGCCCGGTGAGCGGCCGAAGGGCTCGAACAAGGTCTACCCGTTGGGAAAGAACCTGTTTCTGCTGTACGGTCCATCGGTCGACCAGGTCTTCCAAGGCGTTGCGATCAGCAAGTCGCCCGAGATCTCGGCGGCACTGTCCAAGCAATTCTTCCGTCAATTCGATAGGCTTACCAGTGGCAAATAAAGATCACCCCAAGCTAGTCATCCTGAAGCGTCTCACCGCGCTGCTGGAGACCATCACCGTCGCCAACGGCTTCACGCACGATCTTGCCGGCCAGGTGTTTCGTTGTCGCCTGACGTTCGGCGACAACGATCCGCCTTTGTTCGTGTCGATCAACGAATCGCCGCGCCCGGACTTCGGTCTGTTCACCGGCAACGACTTGGCGCGGAAAGAGGATTGGGATCTGCTGATCCAGGGCTGGCGCGCAGACGATGACGGGGATCTTCTCTATGCCCTGCTGGCCGACGTCGAGATGTGCCTGGCCAAGATCAACCTGATGGGCCGTGGCGAACAAGCGCCGGTCCCGACGTTCCCCGATTGGTACATGCTCGGCATGGCCACCGAGGGCGTTGTCGGCGTGAAAGTGCAGCCCGGCGTCGTCCGGCCGGCACAGGCCGCACCTGGCCAACCTGTTCAAAAAGCGTGCTTCATGCTGCCTGTCCGCGTGACCTACGCCTTCATCCAAGGGGGTGTCGAAACAGCAGATACGCCATAATTCCCACGCTTTTTCGCATCCATCATTCGTTTTCAACAGGAGTCTCACATGGCCATCAACGGCGATACCGACAACAAGAACTACACCCTCGGTCGGGGTGAGGTTTACATCGAACTCTATCCGGCGAACGCCACCATCAACGAGTACACCAAAGGTCTCGGTGAACGGTACATCGGCAACACGCCCGAGTTCAGCACCAGCCAGTCGTCCGAAACCCTCGACCACTACGACTCGGACAAGGGCGTGAAGGAGAAGGATGCATCGGTGCAACTGTCGCAGGACCGTACCGGTTCGTTCACCACCGACAACATCAACAGCGACAACACCGCGCTGCAGTTCCTCGGCACCAAGGCGACCCTGACGCAAGTCTCGGCCACCGGCGTGACCGAAACCCTTACCGCGTTCAAGAGCCGCTACCTGCAACTCGGCAAGAGCGTGTCGAACCCCACCGGTGTTCGCAAGACCACTGTCACCGGCGTCACGCTGGCCGTGGGCGGCACCACCGTGCAGCAGGCCGGCAACTACGAGGTCGACGACGAACTCGGTCGTGTCTACATCCCCAAGGGCTCGACCATCGGCGACAACATCGACATCGTCGTCACCTACAACGTGGCTGCATCGACCCGCACGCAGGTGGTTTCGTCGTCCAACGCCATCTACGGCGCGCTGCACTTCATCGGTCGCAACCCGGTCGGTCCGAACAAGGACTACTACTTCCCGTATGTGAAGATCGCACCGGACGGCGACTACGCGCTGAAGGGCGACGACTGGCAGACCATCGGGTTCACCTTCGACATCTTGAAGAAGGGCACTATGGAAGCGGTCTACATCGACGGCCGGGCCGGCGTCGTCTAAAGGCTCACCAGCATGAGCCTTACTGCCTATCAACCACGGCGTTTTGCGCTTGTGGTTGATGGTCAGTCCCTCGCTTCGTTGCGCGGGCTGACCCCTACCGACATACATGCCCTGGTGAACTATCACCTGGCAGATCTACAGCGCCTCTTCGACATGGTCGTCAGTGGTGTCAAACTCGATGAAACGCAGACCGATACCTTGCTGATGGGCCTGCTGTCCGAGATGCCCGGTCTCGTGGCCAACATCATCGCGCTTGCCGCCGACGAGCCCACGGGCGCAGCCACCGTCGAGCAGTACCCGGCCGCGGTCCAACTCGAAGCGCTCCAGCAGATCGCGAACATGACCTTCACCGAGGCCATGCCGATAAAAAAAGCCGTGGAGGTCGTCGTGGCCCTCCTAAGCCGGAAGAGCGCGCTCAAGACAGCGATCTCGAAGACCTTGAAAAAGAAGACGAACTAACACGTCAATTCCTGGGGCTTCGCCGCGATGTGAATCTGCTGCTTTCGGAAGGCCATGAACACGCCGAAAGTTATCCGCTCGCAGTGGTTTGGTCAGAAGTCCGAATAGTTCGTCAGAGGCATGCCAAGCGCCTGGCAACAAGTTCGGCGCTGATGGTCCAAGCCATAGCAAGCGTGCTGTCTAGCAAGGGCAGCAAAGTTCTATTGAAAACGCTTGCGGAGATGGACGAGCATGAGTAACGAACGTCGGACAATCGAACTGGCCATCCAGGCACAGTTCAAGGGCAAGCAGACCGTCGACTCGGTCAACAAGTCGCTGGCCCAAGTCACGAGCACCCTCGACGATCAAGCAGCAGCAGCCAAACGCGGCGAGGGTTCCTTCGATGATCTGAAGGCCACCCTCGCCGCGTTGCAGCTTGTGGCTCGCGACAAGAAGGGCCTGCAGACGCTGGTCGACGCGGTCGAGTCGACGGCCACCGCCTTGACCGAACAGAACGCCAAGCTGGCCACGGCCGAAGCCAAGCTGGAGGCGTACCGCAAGAAGATCGGCGACGTGTCCAAGGCCACCGATGGCCAGGCCGCGAAGTTCGCTGCATACGAGCGGGCCGTCACGGGAGCACAGACCAAGATCGCCGGCCTGCAGAAGGTCGAAGCGGATCTCGTTGAAGCTCTGAAGGCCGGTGGCATCGAGATGGCAGATCTCGGCAACGCGCAGCAGCGGCTTGCCGACACCACGCTGGCAGTCGCACGGGCGATCGCACAGGCCGAAGACCAGCAGCGCAACTTCGTCGCCACCAACAAGCAGGCCCGTGACCAGGCGCGTGCGTTGTCGAAAGAGCAGGAGCAGTTCGCCCGTGCCGAAGCGATGGCCGATGCGCTGCGGGCCAGCCGGGCCAAGGACGCTGCTGACGCCGTCGAGCAGGCCGCGCGCCGCATCATCAATGCACAGGAACGCAGCAAGACCGGCCAGGGCGAGTTCGCCGCACTGCAGCGGCAGAACGACGAGACCAAGGAACAGATCCGGCTTCAGGAAGCGCTCAAGCAGAAGCGCCAGGACGTGCAGGCCGCATTCGCGCGCGCAGACGCTGACACAGGGCTCAAGGCACAGGCTGAGTCCGCGGAACAGGTCGCCAAGCAGTACAGCACGCTGGCGCGCGCAGCCACGGATCTGACGCCGAAGGTGCGTTCGTTGAAGGACGCTATCGCCGACATCCAGAATCCAGCCAAGCGCGCCACGGAAAGCCTGGATGGGGTCGAGGCACAGGTTCGCAAATTGCGTGACTCGGTGAACGCGATAAAGGGTCCGGTGAGTGATTACCGGGAACAGTTCGCCTTGCTGTCGGCTGCGCAGGACTCGTTGGGCCGCCAAGCCGGTCTCATCGACAACTTCAACAAGCAAACCACGGCTCTGCGCGGCGCACGCACCGAGTTCGTCGCAGCACGCGCGAACCTGGCCGGCATCGTCGCTGCAATGAAGCAGGGTGGTGAGTCGGCCGATTCGTTCGCCAAGGGTCTGGCCGCTGCACAGGATCGAGCCCGCACCAGTGCCACCGCGCTGCAGAGCCAGGTCACGGCCACCAGGGCAGCACGCAACGCGCTGAACGACGCCGGCATCGCTACGCAAAGCCTTGGTGCTGCGCAAGAGCGTCTGCTGAACTCCAGCCGCCAGGCACAAGAGGCCACACAGCAACTCACCGCGTCGGTCGACAAGTACGGCAAGGCCACGGAGAGCGCAAGCAGCGCGGCCAAGAAGGGCCTGTTCGGTGATGAAGGTCGCACGACCTTGTCCTATGTTCAACGGCTGCGCGGCGAAGTGCTGGCGCTGGCCACCGCGTATGTGGGCCTGCAGGGTGCGCAGAACCTGGCCAGCGGCGCTATCGACTCGACGATCTCGCGCGAGAACACGAAGGGCGTGCTGTCGGCTGCGATCGGTACGCTCGACAAGAAGGAGATCGACAAGGTCTATGACTATGTGCGTGGTCAGTCGGATCGCATCGGCCTGGTGTTCCAGGACACGGCCAAGGAGTTCGCTTCGTTCGCGGTGGCCGGCCTGAAGTCGGGCCGCAGCTTGCAGGAAGTGAAGTACATCTTCGAGGGGATGTCCGAGGCAGGCCGTGTGTTCGGTCTCACCACCGATCAGATGAACGGTACGTTCCTGGCGCTGCGGCAGATCTTCTCGTCGACCAAGATCCAGGCCGAAGAACTGAACCAGTTGTCGGAACGTCTGCCGGGCCTGTACGCCGTCGCACAGACCGCGTTGAAGTCGCAATTCCCGGATCTGAAGAAGGCGCTGGCCGATGGCAAGGTCGGGACCGAGAACGTTGTCAAGATCGCAGAGGCATACCGGAAGCTGGTGGCCGAACAACTGCCGGGCGCTACCAGCGGCATTATCGCGGCGCAGGCTCGCCTCACCAACGAGATCAATGACTTCAAGCTGGCCATCGGTGACGCCGGCTATGCCAACGCCTATGCTGACGCGCTGAAGCGGATCACCGAGTTCCTGAACAGCGCTGACGGCAAGAAGTTCGCCAACGATGCGTCGGATGCGTTCTCGGCACTGGCGCGCGGCATCGTGTTCGTGCTCGACAATTTCAAGACCCTGCAGATCGCAGGCGCCGCGTTCGTTGCGCTGTTCGCAGGCAAGGTCTTCGCCAACATCGCCGCGGGCATCCTGGCCACCGGCACCAACGCGCTGGCAGCGTCGGTCGACTTCAAGACCGCTGCGGGTCGCATGAGCGCGGCATACGCTGCGTTCCAGGCCGTCGTCGTTGGCTTCGCCATCGGTACCTACTTCTATGACCAGTTCGCCATCGTCAAGAAGGCCGGCCTCGGCTTCGTGGTCAGCATGGAGCGGATCTTCGCGTATGTGGCCTACGCATATGAGGGCGCTTTCGGTGACGGGCCGGACGTGGCCAAGACGTCGTTCGAGTCCACCCTTGGCCACCTGAAGAAGTTCGTCGCCGAGTTCGTCAAGGGCTTCGCCACGATCGCGCGGCTGCAGGGCAGCGTGTTCGCTCCGGTGCTCGACAACATCGCCGATCGTCTCGACGGCGGTGGTGCTGCTGCCGGCAAGGCGTTGGATGCTCGCAAGAAGCGGCTCGACGCCAAGCTCGCCGACATCGATCGTCAGCGCAAGGAAGGCATCGCTGCGATCGAGGCAGAGGGCAAAGATCAGGCAGCGGCGGCGAAGGGTCCCGATGGCACGCCTACTCCGGTTCCTGAGCCCACCAAGGGCAAGAAGCCACCGCCGACCGACGCTGAGATCAAGAAGCGCGAGAACGCCATCGAGTCGATCACCAAGTCGCTCGAAACCCTCACCGCCAAGATCGATCGCGCGCAGACCGATACGTTGACTTCGCAACTCGATGCGATCGACAAGGAGTACGCCGCGCTGCAGCGGAAGATCTCGGCGCTCGGTGGTCCCGAGGGTGCGGCTTTCACGAAGCAGCTTGCCGATCTCAAGGCACAGTACGTCAAGCAGGTCACGCAGAAGTTCAACGACGATCTGACCAAGCAGCAGCAAGCCATTCTCAGCAGTCTCGACCAGGTCGATGCCGCGGCCGGCCGGAAGTCGAAGGTCAATCTGCAGGCGCGGCTCGATGCGATCGATGATCAGTACCGCGAGCAGTTCGTCAAGATCGCTGCCTACCGCGACAAGCTGCAGAAGAACGGCATGGACACAGCGCCTGCCGATCAGAACGAGTTGCGGCTGCGCAGCGCGATCGAAGAACTGAAGGTGCTCGAAGCGCAGAAGGTGAAGGCTGATCAGATCGCTGCCGGCGAGAAGGTCATCAACGACGTGATCACCGAGCGCGCGTTGCGCCTGAAGACCAACGACGACCTGGTTGCTGGCTCGATCATCACCGAGGGCGAGGGTCGCCGTCGCAACCTGGCCATCATCGACGAGTCGCAGACCAAGATCAACGAAGTCGTGAAGGCCGGTCTTGCGTTTGCCGAGACGCTTGGCGGCGCCGGGTCGAGCCCTGCGCTGGATGCCTACATTGCAAAGCTGCAACTGCTGCAGTTCAGCGGTGAAAAGTTGAAGGGTACGTTCGAGATCACGTCGAAGCAGTTGAACGATCTGTTCACTAGCGGCGCTACATCGGCCATCGACAAGACCGCTGAAGGGTTCGGTAAGGCCATCACTGGCGCCGAGTCGCTTGGCGATGCGATCAAGGGGGCGGGCCGGGAGTTCTTGAACTTCGCTGCCGACTTCCTGAAGAAGATCGCGCTGATGATCATCCAACAGCAGATCTTGAACGCGGTGCAGGCCGCGGGTGGCGGCGGTGACGGTATCGGCGGCTTCTTCTCGAAGCTGGTCAACGGCACGGTGAAGCACGACGGCGGCACTATCGGTCCTGGCCCAAGCAACCGCTCTCGCAACGTCGCTGCAGAACTGTTCAACAACGCCCCTCGCTATCACGACGGCGGTGTCAACGGCATCAAGGCGAACGAGTACACCGCCATCCTGGAAGACGGCGAAGAAGTGCTGAAGAAGACCGATGCGCGAAACGTGCTGAACGGTGGGCTCAAGCCTGTGACGGCAGAAGCCAAGGGCAATCGCACGGTGCTGGTCGACGATCGCTCGAAGATCCCTGAAGCAATGGCCTCGCCTGCCGGTGACAACGTGCAGGTCGAGTTCCTTCGCCGCAACAAGGCGACTGTCCGTTCCATCCTCGGGGTCTGATCAATGGCATATCCAGCAAACGGCTACCAGCCCAACTACTTCCCCGAGGCTTTCACCGATGGCGAGATGTCGCTGTCGGCGTCGGCCACGGGTGTGGTCACGGGCAACTACCTGACCATCTATATGTCGCGGCTGCTCGCGCTGCGGCCGGGCCGATACGCCATCAAACTGGTGGCCATCGACTCGGTCACGATGTGGCTCGGGTCTGCCCGCAACGCCATGCGCATGATCCTGCAGTCGACAGGCTATGGTCTGCGCACGTTCGAGTTTGAAGTGTTCGACGGCGACGCGCGCATCGACTTCTACAGCCAGCAACTGCAGTCGGGCACATCGCCGTGCTTCATCACCTTCAGCATCTCGCGCAACGGTGAGGTCGTCTATGCCTCGAACCCAACCGACTGGCAGTGGGACTTCTCGCTGATCGCTGATGCTGACCTGAAGGGTGGCGTCGATCGCCGGCTGCTCATGCCGGTGTTCACCATGCTGCCGAACTGGAAAGACGGCATCACCGAGAACCTTGAATGGCTGACCGACATCATGCCGAGCGAGCGCCAGGTCGAGCAGCGCCGCAGCCTGCGCACCTTGCCGCGCAGGACTGTCGAGATGGGCTTCCTTCGTGAGCGTGCGCAGCGTGCGGCCCTGAAGAGTTTTGTGATGGCCAACGGGTCGGCCGAGTTCTATGTTCCGCTGTGGTTCGAGCAGTACCGTCTCACCGAAGACATGACACCCGCTGCCGGGGGCGTCGTCATCCCTGACACGGCCATGCGTGAATTTATGCCGAACACGTTGGTGTTGGTGATCGACAAGAACCCCAACGTGTTTGACGTGGCGGTCATCGCACAGGTGGTCGCTAATTCGTTTTCGTGGGTAACGCCGCCTGCACGGACGTGGCGCAAAGGCTCGCGAGTTGTCCCGCTGCGCAAGGCTCGGTTCGTCGACCAACCCTCGCTCGCAGATCTGACCGATAGCGTAGTGCAGGCACAGCTTCGCTTCGATCTCACAGAGCCGAGCGAGGGGTTTGACCCGTCGTGGGGCAACTGCGCGCCGCTGTTCCAACTGAAGCACAACTGGTCCGAGAACGTGACGATCGGTGTGTCGCGCGAGACCGTCACTCTCGACAACGGCGTGTCGACGCCTTTGGTGGTGGACCCGAGCGATCAAGCCATCGTCGTGCTGCGGAGCACCTACCTGCTGCGTGGCCGGCAACAGGTCAACGACTTCCGTCGATTCCTGGCGATGGCCCGCGGCCGGGCAGTGCGCTTCTACATGCAGTCGTTCACCAACGACATCCTGCTGGCCGGTGATGCGGCGGGTCCGTACATGGACGTCTTGCCTGCCGGCTACGAGGCGCTGGCCAAGAGCCCACAGGGCGCCATCAAGAAGATCGCTATCTACTTCCAGGACGACGCACCCACGATCTACCGCGACATCGTCGACGTGGTGCAGAACATCGACAAGGAGCGGATCTACATCGAACCCGACTTGCCGCCCATCCTGGCACGTAGCGTCAAGCGGATCTCATACCTGTACCCGGTGCGCTTCGATCAGGATCTGTTCGAGATCCAGCACGACACCGACGATTCCCGCGTCGTGCGAGTCGGCCTGGTCACGCGCACAGTCGACCCGACCAACATGCCGCCGATCGACTGTTGGGTCACGAGCCGGCCGTACCCGATTGAAGCGGGCGATGCGCTGCAGGTGTCCACTGTCATCGGCGCCGCTGCATTCCAGGATGGTGCCCGGCCGACGGACAAGATCGACGTCGTGATGACGATCGGCGACGTGCAGTTCGGCATGGTCGCTTACCGAACACTGCCTGCGACGATGGTCGAGTCGCTGGCCAGCAGCATGCCGACCTTCATGCCGGGGACGATAGAGGGTGTGGGCTACCGTACCTATGCGATCCCTGTCGAGGCGCTGTTGACTGGCATGCCTTCTCTACAATCGCCCGTGCTTCGGATCGATCTGATCCGCAATGCGATGGCTCCTGAGAGCATCGAACCCACTTCAATCACCTTCATGAACGGAACTCTCCAATGAAACAACCTGCTGTGCTCATCAACCCGCGACTGGAGGGTCGCTACAACCTGGTAGTCCGCAGCAAGGAGACTGGCGAGGTCGTCCGCGAGACCGGTTTCTTTCCCAACCTGATCACCAGCGCTGGCCTGAATCGACTCGGTACGGGCGGCATCGGCAACTATTGCCAGGTGGGCTCGGGATCTATCGCGCCGAGCGTCAATGACACAGGGCTTGTGTCTCGTGTCGCGTCCACCAGCGAGAACCGGGACATGAAGGAGACGGCGCAGTCGAGCGCGCCTTACTTCTGGAGTCTCAGCAACACCTATCGATTCGCTGAAGGCGTTGCTGCCGGCAACCTGTCGGAAGTAGGTATCGGTTGGGGTGCTGATGGCTTCCTCTTCAGCCGGGCGCTGATCCTCGACGCACAGGGCAACCCGACGTCCATCACTGTCCTGGCCAACGAGTTCCTGGATGTCACCTACGAACTGCGTATCTACATTCCGACGACCGACTCGACGCAGACCCTCACCTTGAATGGTGTCGACTACAACGTGCTGACTCGCGCGATGGACATTGCCGGTGTCGTCGCGCAGACGGCCTATCGCCTCTTCTATATCGGTGTCACGAACAACGAGGGGTACGAGTACACCAATTTTCTCGACGGTGACATTGGCACGATCTTCCAAGGCCCCGCAGGCACTGCCAACGGACCTGAGGGTCGGACAGCCACGCCTTATGTGAACAACTCGCTCTACAAGGAGTTTGTCTACTCGTCGAGCCTGGATGCTTCCAACTTTGCCGGCGGCATCAAGAGCATGCGGTTCTCGACCAACATCGGTCGCTTCCAATCGCGGTTCACGCCGCCGCTGCCGAAGGACAACACCAAGCGCCTCACCTTTCCCGTGCGCATCGCGTGGGCGCGGAAGACCTGATCATGATGCCCGGCAATCAAGCATCATCGGTGCCGGTAGTGGCTGCGCTGCTGTCGCCCGACAACAAGGTCGTCACGCCACTGTTCGACTACGAGCAGGGCGGTGTGGCCATCGGCGACGCGAGCCAGGGTCTTGCCTTCCAGGAGTGGACCGGTTGGGTCGACGGCCTGGCCATCCGGCTCAAGCCGGCCAACGGTCCGGCCGTCACGTTGTTCGAGGCTGCGAACGTGAACGAGATGTCGTTCTGCTTCGATCAGAACATGCGGCCGGCAGTGGCCTTTTTGCAAGGTCAGAGCCTGGGTCTGCGATGGTTCGACTCGACGATCAACGGCTACCGAGTCGACCAGTTCGGCGAAGGCCGTTGCCCCCGGATGGCTCTTGACGACAAGCGCGCGTCACAGGTCAAGAACTCGGACATGATCTTCGCGTACATCACGCTCGACGGTCGTCTCGTCTATCGGCAGCAGCGCGATCGCTTCCAGACCCCGTACACACTGCGCACTGACCTGCGTTACACCGATCGGCTGAAGAACATCGGCATGGGGCGCAACTGGCGCATGGAGTTTGAGATCGTATGAGCTACGACACCATCGAAGGCTCGATCGAAGACGGTCGGCCGATCTACCTGTACCGCTTCACCTTGCAGCAGACCGTGTGGCGTTTCACATCGCGCGATCGGGATTACCTCGACGTCGACGGCATGCTGTGGAAGTCGGTTGCTATCAGCGACGACGGCCCGAGCTATTCGGGTGAAGCGACGACGGACATGCTGACCGTCACATTGCCGATCACGGCCGGGCCGGTCCAAGTCCATCTGAACGTGCCGCCTGCTTCGCAGATCCGGTTGGCCATCCTGCGGGCCAACGAGGGCAACACGCAACGCAAGGTCGTCTATTCGGGTGATGTGACGCAGTGCTCGCCGGCCGCAACCGGCACGGCAACGCTGTCGTGCGAAACGCTCACGTCGAGCCTGGCGCGCGAGGGCCTGCGTCTTGGCTACCAACGCTCGTGCCCCTATGCGCTCTACCAGGCCAGCACCTGTCGCGTGCCGATGAGTGCGCATGAGTACACCGCCCGGGTTCTCGATCGCAGCGACTACAGCCTGATCACCGACATCACCGGCATCACTGAAGGCTTCTTCACGGGTGGGCTGATCTCGTGGCAACACCCTGTGCGCGGCACCGAATTCCGTGGTGTCGAAGAGCACGGGTCGAACGTTCTGATCATCCTGGGTCGCGTCGACGACATCTATCCCGGCCTGCAGTTGAAGGTTTATCCGGGCTGTAACCGCACCACCGATCACTGCAAGAACCGGTTCAACAACCTGTCCAACATGGGCGGGTTTCCCGGCATGCCCGGCAAGTCGCCGTTCGATGGCAACCCCGTCTTCTAAGGAGAACCGATCATGATGGGATGGGATGACGCGCTACTGCTGCTGGTAGCGTCGTATGTACTGCAGGCGGTGGCCGCACCGAAAGCCGCCAGCACCACGCAGAAGCCGACCGCGTTCGAGGATATTGACTTCCCTCAGACCGAAGAAGGTACAGCGCAAGCCGTGATCTTCGGCGACGTGTGGACCAAGGACTATGTGATCCTCGGGCTCGGCAACTACCGAACAGCACCAATTAAATCCAGCGGAGGCGGAAAAAAATGAGCACCGAAGATCCGATCGTTACCGTCGACCACTTGCGCGAGGCAAAGCTATGCGTGAGCGGCACGAAGAAGTGGTTCATGCATGCCGGCCTCGACTTCCGGGAGTTCTGCACGTCGGGACTGCCGGCGTCGGTGTTCGAGGCAACAGGCGATCACCTGGCCATCGGCCTGGCCAAGATCGCTCGTGACGAAGCCAAGGATGAACGAGCATGAGTAAAGGTGGAAGTTCCGAGCAGATCATCGGCTACGACTACTCGCTCGGCATGCACATGGGCCTGTGTCGTGGCCCGATCGACGAACTGGTCGAGATCCGTGTCGGCGACAAGTCGGCATGGCCGTTCCCCGAGAACGCGGCCAAGACCGAAGAGAACGCGCCTGTGCCTATCGACTGGTCGCAGCCGCAGACCTATCCGGTGGCCACGAGCGTGCAACTGGAGATATACGAATACAACCCGGGCTACGACGCCCTGATCTTTTACCTGGTGTTCAAGCCGAGTTTCGTTGGCCAGCAGTACGTGCAGATCATCGGCTCGACCCGGATGCTCACCACGATGGAGGGCGGCACCACGACACTGCGTCCGGTCAGCATCGACGGTATCTACGAGATACTTGCGATCTATGACGGTCAGCTATCGGTGAAGACGGCCATGCGCGATCGCGTGAACTTCTACGAATGGTTGGACGCTGCAGCCTCACCCGCTGATGCGCAGATGACGATCCAGGTCGTGCATCAGGACGGCTCACCCTACGATCCTTCGGAGAGCACCGACCCGGGCTCTTTCAAGCCACCGGTCAATACTGGTCGCGTGCTCGCCAGCACGTCGTTTCAGATCTCGGCGCGTGACCTGTTCGGCGGCACCAGCGGCGAAGGCGGCATCGACGGTCTGTGCCACATGCTCATGGGCGAAGCCACGCAGGTCGCGCCGGCCGCGCTGAAGGCAATGCTCGGCGGCGATCAGCCCGACTTCCGCGGTGTGGCCACCATGTTCTATGACGGTCTCATCAGTTCGATGAACCCGTACCCGAAGGTCTGGAAGATGCGCATGCGGCGCAACACGAAGGGCTGGTCCAACGACGTGCCCTTTTTGCCGTCGCATGCGCTCATCGTGATGACCCGGCCAACCACTGCCGACGAAGTCACGTCGACCGCGAACATCCATGCGCAGAACATCATTCACGTCATCTATGAGGCGCTGACGAATGTCGAGTGGGGCCGTGGCATCGATCCGGCTGCGCTCAAGACTGCTGCTTGGGAAGGCGCCGCGGTGCAAGCGTTCAACGAGGGTTTCGGGGTGTGTGTGCGCTGGAGCCGCGGCGATACCATCGAGTCGTTCGTGCAGAACATGCTCGACCATGTCAACGCCACGATCTACGAAGACAAGGAGACTGCGCAGATCACGATCAAGCTGATCCGCCAGGACTACGTTGTCGCGGAACTGCCGGTGTTCGATGCCACGTCCGGTCTGCTGTCCGTCGACGCCGCGCCCGTGGCCAGCGGTGGCAACTACACCAACGAGATCAAAGTCACCTACTACGACCCGATCACCGACAAGGAGTCGCAGGTCCGTGTGCAGAACATCGGTGCTATCCAGGCTACCGGTGGTGCGATCGTCTCGCAGTCGAAGACCTACCTGGGCCTGCCGACCCCGGCGCTGGCCACACGGGTCGCACAACGCGAACTGCGGGTGGTGGGCCGCGAGCTTCGGAAGTTCGACGTCACGCTCGATCGGCGTGGCAGTGGCTTGCGACCAGGTGACTGCTTCGTGCTGCGCGACCCGAGCCGCAACATCGGCGCCACCGTCGTGCGGGTCGTCACGTTCAGGGATGGCACGCTGCTCGACGGCAAGGTCAAGGTGGCGGGTGTGCAGGATGTCTTTGGCCTGCCGTCGACGCCTGCGGTCAGTAACCAGCCGACCACATGGACGCCGCCCGTCACCAACCCGTGCGTGGGCCGGCACGAAGTGTTCGAGATCCCGTATGTCGTGCTTGCCCGTACCATGTCGCCCGCTGACTTTGCGCAGATCACGGAAGAGTCGGGCTACGCTGGCGCGGTGCTGGAGCAGGGCCAGTCGGCCAATGCCAGCTATCGCCTGGCCATCCGCAACGGCGCGCCCACCAGCGACGACATGCCGTCGACCACGGCCAACTACTGCGGCTATGTCCCGCCAGCACCATAAGGGCACACATGGCAGATACCGACTACACAGTCCGCGGTCTCAGTGGCAGCTTCGCAACGGTGGCCAACCTGGCCAACGGTGTGGCGCCGCTCGATACGCGCTTCGACATCGTCAGCCTCAAGACGTCATCCGGCGACAGCCGCGTGATCGGCGAAGGAATCATGATCGGCAAGGAGATCGTCAGGTTGGTCGAGGTAGGCGACACCTACTTCACCGTCGCCCGGGGCTGCGCAGACACCATCCCCGCGGCGCACCCTGCTGGTGAGATCCTGTTCTTCTACGAAGACGCGATCGCCGCGGACACCGTGCCAGCGCTCGCCGGCCAGACGCTCGGGGTGAAGGTGCTGCCGCAGACGGTGCGCAGCCCGCTCTTGCCGATCGCCGCGGCCCCGCCGAACACCCTGCTGATGCAGTTCCGTTTTGCGCGCCCCTACCCACCGGGCCAGGTCAAAGTGGCCGGCAATCCGTGGTTTGGATACCCCGTCAATCTCACCGCAGGGTCCCCGAGCCCCGTGGTGGTGTCCTGGGCCTCACGAAATCGAGTGACGCAGGCCGACATACTGGTCGATCACGTTGCAGCCTCTGTGAACCCGGAGGATGGCCAGACGACCGTGCTGCGGTTTTTCGACAGCGCTGGCACGTTGCGGCACACCGAGGAAACCACGCTCACGTCAATTTCGCTCACCGCGGCAACCGTCACTGCCTGGATGATCGACGGCGGCGTCAGCGGCGCGGGCAACATGACCGGGTACATCCTCTTGAACAGCAAACGTGATGGCCTGCTCTCGCTGCAGGGCTACCGCCTCGAACTGTCCTACTCCATCACCCAACCCTATGGCCTTGGCTACCGCCTCGGCACGTCGCTCGGCGGCAAAACCCCCTGAAGGAAAACACCATGACGTTGAAATCCGGTCCCAATCTCGGCCTGCTGGTGAACGGCAATCTCGGCGAAGAGCACTACGCCGAACTCATGCGGCAGTTCCGCGGCTTCGATCTGCTCATCCAGCCTCGCGTGCTCGACAAGGATCTCTCGGCACCACCTGGTAGTCCGGCCGACGGCGCTGCCTACATCGTCGGTGGCAATCCCACCGGCGCCTGGTCGGGCAAGGCCGGCAACCTGGCTCGCTGGTCTGCGGATCTGACGACCCCGGCGTGGGAGTTCTTCGTTCCGAAAGAGGGTTGGTCGACGTGGGTCGACGACGAGGATGCGCGCTACCAGTACGTCGGCAACGCCTGGTCGCTCGTTCCTACCGGTGGTGCTGTGTCGGATCTGCCCGCTGACCCACGCATCCCGACCGATTCGACCACGTTGGTGGTGGCCGACGGCGCGGGCGGCATTCACATGAACGTGGCCAGCGCCAACACCCTCACCGTGCCAAGCAACAGCACCGCGGCCATCCCGATCAAGACCACGATCCCGGTACTGCAGCGCGGCGCCGGCAAGACCACGATCGTCGCGGCCAGCGGTGTGACGGTGAACGTGGCAGCGCCGCTCACTCTCGGCATGCGGGCTCAGTGGTCGCAGGTCGCACTCACGAAGATCGACACAAACGTGTGGGTGCTCACCGGAGATCTCGCATGAAGTTCAGCCCTGTGATGCGTGGCATCCTGGCCGCGGCGCGCCAACTGGCTGCTGCTGCGGTCGGCGATGTTGCGCTGCTCCTGCACATGGACGGCACCGACGGATCGACCGTGTTCACCGACTCATCGGGCACCGGCAAGACCGTGACCAACCGCGGCACCAGCGGGTCGACCATCTCGACGACCAATCCTGTCTTCGGCACAGGTATCGGTCGCTTCGACTACAACCCGGGAGGTCTCATCGTCACCCCGATCGACGACTTCAACTTCGCCGCGAAGCCGTTCACCATCGAAGCGCAGGTCGTCATGACTTCCTTCAATGCGGACACACCGCAACCGCTGTTCTCGTACACACAGGGCCAGCAGTATTCCCCGATCCAGTTGCGCATCCCTGCATCGAATCGCATCCTGCTCGATGTCGCGGTGCCGGACAGCGGCCTGTGGCTCTACAACGCTGTGTTCGATCAAGGCGTGAACATCCCACTGAACACGCCTGTGCACATCGCGCTGGTCGGCACGGGCACGCAACTGCGGCTGTTCATCAATGGCGTCGAAGTCACATCGAGCATCGGCGCGCTCACCTATACCCGCCTGGCTGATAGCCAACTCAATGGCTTCTACATCGGGTGGGGCGGCGTGCTGGCATACGGCATGCGGATCGACGAGTTCCGCGTCAGCAAGGTCGCGCGCTACACCGCCAACTTCGCACCGCCGACAGCCGCGTTCCCGAACCCCGGAGAGCCCGAGCCTGTCGTTGCATCCTTCGATCCGAATCGGCGCGGCACCGGTTTCACCCTCAGCGACTCGAACCTCACGGCGACCGCTACCGACGTCGAGCAGTACGCCCAATTGACCTTGCCGAAGACCAGCGGCAAGTGGTTCGCCGAGTTCGGCATCGCGTCGACCGTCTCGAACGGCTACGGTGCGATCGTGATCATGGACAGCGCCGGCACGATCCTGGCCAAGTTCGACGGCTACACCGATGGCAGCAGTCTCGGTCAGGGCGATGTGATCGGTGCCGCATTGGACGCGACGGCCAAGACCGTCGGTTTCTATCGCAACTCGTCGTTCCAACGCACCGCGGCGCTGGCTGGAAACGGACCCTTCTACGTGGGTGTTGGCAAGTTCCGCGGAGACGGCAGCTATGACTTCCGTGCGAAGTTGACCGTGGCCAATCTCTACTACGCCCTGCCTGAAGGCTACAAGGCGTGGGATGGCACGGGCGGCCGGCCGGATGCTGTGCCGTATCGCTACTACAAGATCACCGTGACCCGGACGTCATCGTCCTACTCGGGCATCAATGAGATGGAGATGTCGGAGCAGCCGGGCGGCGCGAACATCTTCTATCCGACGATGCTCACCACGCAAAGCGATCAGTACGAAAGCCGGACGTTTTCCTATGCGATCGATGGCCAGAAGACCAACGGTCACGCCGGCACCGCGCTTAGTGCAGAACGATCGAGTTGGTCGTCAGGGCCACCGTATGTCGGCACAGTCGATACGGGCGGCTCCTTCGCTGTGTCTGAGCTTCGGCTGTGGGCACAGTACGGTAGCCCCGAGCGCGGGCCTCGCAGTTTCACGATCCACGGATCGAACGACAACTCGACCTGGTCGCTCATCACGTCGGTGGTCGACGGACCGTCGTTCAGCGATGGCTTCCCGAACGTGTACCGGATTGCCACGCCTATCGATGTGCCCGCCGAGCCAAGCAATCCTGCCGGCCCGTATCGCTACTACCGGCTCTACATGACATCGAACAACGGTGGCTATGGCGGTGACTACACCTCGCTGCAGGAAGTCGAACTGCGCAACCTGGTCGGCGGCAGCGACGTCACGAACCCGAGCATGCCGGCCTACCAGTCGGATTACTACGGGCCAGGTGACAACCGCGGGGCCAAGGCATTCGACAACGAGTTCAACAACTTCACAAGCGGCTCGTGGGTCAGCGACGGTTCGCCGGCACCGCACTGGATCTCGGTCGACCTTGGCGCTGAGACGGTGATCCGACAGATCGCGCTATGGATGCAGGCCGAACAGGGGCATGCTGGCCGATCGCCGAAGGACTTCGTGCTGCAGGGGTCTCACGACAACAGCGCATGGGAAAACATCCAAGCCTTCAGCAATGTCACAGGGTGGGTGGTTGGCACGCCGAAGGTGTTCACGATCAACGTCTAGCACAAGTCGGACGACCTTGGCGCGGTCTCCGATACCACAAACCCCCTCCCGGATAAAATCACGGCCACTCGAAAGGATGGTCATGATTTCACTCCCCGCCTCCAAGCAAACCTGGCAGTCCGTGCTCCTGAAGTGCGGCTGCTCTCCCTTCATCGCTGATCGTTGGAGCGGATCGTTCGCCGCCAACATCAAGCCGACCACCTTCAGCAAAGGCCCGGTCGAACTGCTCGACTTCCTTCCCACCATCCTCCACGAATCGGAGATGCTGACGAAGATGGAAGAGAGCCTGTATTACTCCACGCCCGGCCGGCTGATGGTCGTGTGGCCGTCGCGCTTCAAGACGTTGGCCAGCGAAGTGCCGTACATGCGCAACCCCGAGAAGCTGGCCAACTTTGTCTACGGTGGCCGCATGGGGAACACCCGGCCAGACTCGGGCTGGCGTTACCGTGGCCGCGGCGTCATCGGTCTTACCGGATACGACAACTACCTACAGACCGGCCGGAAGGTCGGCGTGGATCTCGCCGGCAACCCTGACCTGGCCGGTCTGCCCGAAGGCGCGTTGCCGATCGCAATCGCCTGGTGGGAGGGCAAGGTGCCTGACGCGCTGATCGGTGATCCTGTGGCCATCCGTCAGAAGGTCAACGGCGGCACGATCGGCATGGACAAGGTGCTGCGCCTGGTCAACGTCGTGAAGGCGGCACTCGCATGATCTCGAACGTGCAACGCTTCGTCATCGGCACGCTCGTCGTGCTGCTGATCGGTGCGGCCGGACGCCTGGTCTTCCAGCACATCGAACTGCTCGACACCCGGCTGGATCTGAAGACCGAGATCGCCGAGCGCAAGGCTGAGACCGATGCCCGGATCAACCTCGCCAACCGGTACGCCGGCCAACTTGCTGCTGTGCAGCGCAACCATGAAGTCGAACAAACGAAAGCCCTCAATGAATTCGCTCAAGAACGTGACCGCCTTGCTGCTGCTCGTCGTGACGATGCTGATCGTGCTGACCGGCTGCAGCGCGGCGCCGAAGACCGTGCCACCCGTTATCGCGCCCTCGCTGAAGCTGGCCCCGCTGACTGCCGAGTTCTCGCAGATCGATCCATCACCCTCGACCAACAGCTTACTGCCGGCGTCCCGGTGGTCGACGCGCTCCGTCGAGATCTTGAACGCCGAGATTCCGAAGTGATGGTCCTTCGCCGGATCATCTTGAATGACCGCGCTGCAGTCGAAGCAGCACAACCCGCAAACTGAAAGGAAGCAACCATGTCTGACCAACTGAAAGCCCTGGCCGAGCCGCCAAACTACGAGATCCGCGAGAAGTGGGTCGATATGAACGACGGCTCGTTTGCCCTGCAAGTCGTGGCCACCACGGCACCCGGCAGCGGGCAAGCCGCCGATCGGGAATTCGCCTTCACCGACTACAAGGTCAAGACCGCATTCGCCGGTGCTGCTGTCGGCGACTTCGTGCGGTCGACCAGCGTCTATGACCTGACCGGCACGTCGCCCGTGCAGATCGGGCAGACGATGTGGCAGAACCTGTCGCAAGGCACCGCGCTGGCCGGTACGCCGAGCATCGCCAACCTGGAGCCATTGGGCGCCTCGGGGCTGACCAACGCGCAGTTCGTGGCAGGTCTGAACGGCCTGGCCGCAAGCCTCGGCACCGTCGGTCAGACAACCAACCTGTTCAACAACTCCGACGGCAGTGTTGCCGTGTCGCCGGCTGTGCAGGTGAAGCTGCCGCTGCGCACCATTCAACTGTTCGGCAAGACCACGTCGGGCGCTGGCCAGGTGATCGTCGACATCATGGTCAGTAACGTCAACGACATCACCACTGCCGTGAAGCTGGCTGACCTGACGATCGCCGCGTCGACCGTGATGGCCGCTGACGCTGTGGTGGTCGAGTCGCCCTGGCTCTATATGTGGGCTTCGCGCCGCACGTCGACCGGTGCTGGTATTTCGTTCTCTGTCGTGGTGGGGGTCTAAGTCATGGGAAATATCGTTCCTCGCGTAGCAACGCCTTTCACCAAGGAGGCGATCGGCCTTGGGAAAGTGGCTAACCGTCCGCCCCAAACTTTCATCGGGCTGGATGAAACCTATTTTGGTTCTGCTGTGTTTCTGGCACCGGGCACCGAGTTAACAGCCGTGCTGCCGAGCACCGGTGTCTACCAAGGCGCAGGCATTGGCGGTATGCCCGACCCTGGCAACTGGCACATTCTTGTCCAATCCAACAGCACTGCGAATTACTCGACCGTTCTTGCGGTTGCGTTCGGTGTTGGAAATACTGTGCCTGCTGGCACGACCTATCGAAAGACTTTCAGCGATGGCGTTCAGGCTGTATGGGAACGCGTTGCCACCGCAACTGATCTCGCAGACAAAGCCAATCGAAAACTCACCAATATCCTGCCACTGAGTGAAAGCCAATTCACCGGTAATCTGAACGACTTGGCGCTGTTGGGTGGTCAGTCGGCCGTGTGGGCCACCAATGCTTGCGCAAACCTTCCGCCTCTTCCTGCCGGTAACGACGGTGTGTGCGAAACGCGCGCCTATTCGACCGATCAAACCGGTGGCGCAGCATTTACCTATCAAGTGTTCTCCGACTGGCGCACCGGAGGTCGCTATGTCCGTCGTCAGTCTACGGGCGCGTGGGCTCCCTGGATTCGACTGGACTCGGCCCTTGCGCTGAACATCGACGGCAAGGGCGGTGCGTCTCCGCTGGCCGTGGGAACGAACCTCGATAACTTCCTAGCTACTGGCTTCTATTTCGGCTCGGGTCTAGTCAACGCACCGAACGACAACTACTTTCACCTGCAGGTGCAAACCGATAGCGTGGATTTCCACACCACGCGGCAGGTGGCGGCCGGCGCAACCGACGGGGCGGCTCGCCTCGGTTTGACGTGGCAGCGGTTTCGTTTTCTTGGTGTGTGGACTGCCTGGGAGAAGGTGCCCGATGTGCCGGCGCTGAACGCGAAGATGGACGCGGACATGGTTAATTCCACGCCGCTGTCAGATCTCACGTTGAACAACGCGCGCAACTTCACCATGACCCCCGGCGTGCGGCATTACTTCTTGACCGCTGACGCTGCCAATCGGCCGCCCGCAACGCCGGATACTGACGGTCCGTTGACCGTACTGAACTACAACGCCGCAGCCGGGTATTCGTTTCTGACGTTCCACGACTGGCGCACTGGCGCAATTTGGACGCAAGGCCGAGTCAACAACAGCTACAACCCGTGGCGGAAACTGGTGAGTGCCGATGCGAACAACGATGTAGAACTTGGCATTCTGACCTTGCGTCGACCCGACGGAGTTCCTGGAGAACTGGCCATCTCGTCGGGTCGAGGCACTGCTCGCTTCCGTGAGCGAAACTATGTTGGAACACTCGGCATTACCACCAACATTAGCGTAGGCGATGTAAAGGACGACTCGACGCTGCCCGCCTGGCGTAGCCTGATGGGTGGCGAGTTGGATGCCTTCCAGGTTGCCCGGAGTCCGGCTAACCAGGGCACACCTTTTGAGACATTGATCAGCACGAGTGCCACCGGCCTTCTTCAAGTCTTGAAAGACGACGTGGAGATCACCAGCATCGGCAAAGGCGTGATCATGAAGTCCCCCAACGGAACGCGCTGGCGCCTCACCGTCAGCGATGCCGGTGCTCTCGTAACCACACAGGTGTAATCATGGCAACAACCCGCGCCACAACACAGGTCAAGACTCTTGCTGAACTTCAAACGCAACCGTTCGACGCCAGCGTCGTGGTGTGGATGTTGTGCAAGGCCGCGATGGACGACAACATGGGCGGCTTCTACTGGTGGGACCCGACGTCGACCGCGGCCGTCGACAACCAGTACCTCACCGTCATCGCTTCGACCGTCAACGGGTCTGCACCCGGCCGCTGGATTCGACTGTTCCAACGCACGCGAACGCTGCCGCACGGCACGCTGATCTACAACGGCAACGTCAAACGTTTCATCGCCACCGGCGTGACCGCGAGCGACGGCACTGTCACCACCAACCTCACGATGGACGGCACTGCCAACGGCACGCCGATCTTCAGCGAGATATGGGACAACGCGGCTCGGGCCACATCTGACGCGGCCACGCTGGCTCTCGCCAATCAGTCGTATAAGAAAACGACTGCTACCAATCTGAAGAGCACCACGCACCAGTTCTATCGAGCCAACGCTGTGACCTTCACCTTGGGTCTTCTCTATACCCCGTTTGCCGGTGCTCCTGCCGGCATTGCCACCGTCACTGTTGTCGAAGGAATTTAATCATGACCATGCTTCACAAAATCCTCTTCGTCGTGCTCATCGCCATGATGGTGCTCGACGGCTACACCACCATTCGCGTGCTGGCCATCGGCGGGCGCGAGTCGAACACCTGGCTCGCGGTACAGTTCGCTCGACGTGGTGTCCTGTTCACCCTGCTGTGGACCAAGGCCCTGGCGCTGGCCCTGGTGTTCGGCCTGCTGTGGCTGAACTGGCGATGGGGCTACCCGTGGGGCGCTACCGTGCTGCTGGTGGCCAGCAACGCCTTGATGACCGTGCTGCTGGTCTCCAACTACAAGGCGTATCGCCGGCAGAAGGCATTGAACGGCGGGTAAGTGAACCCGTGGCCAAGCAAGGCCCGCTTCGGCGGGTCTTTTCACGTCCGGCGATTAAAATGCCGCCACCCCTGACCTACACACGGAACAAACCGACATGCTCCCATCTGATCCAGCTTCAACCGGAGTAGCGGGCGCCATAGCAGCGGTGTCGTCGGTTCTTCTGGCTGTGCTAGGCGTCGACTACTACGCCCTCATGTCCGCAACGATCGCAGCGGCCTTCGCCATGCTGCTCGACAACAACTCTTCTTCTCGCCGTCGAGCAGCCGTCATCATGATGTTCTCGTCCGTCATTGGCGCGATGCTCGGGACAGCGTGTGCAGAACATCTCGGTTCCCTCGTGAATGTCTTCAGCACGCTCCCTAATCCTACAGGCCCATCTCGCAGCAGCCTTATGCTGTGGTCGATCACTGCCGCTACGGCCCCTCGACCTTTGGTTCGAGCCCTGGTCGACGTAGCAATCATGCGGATAAAGAAGGCGTCTGGCGCGCCCACCGATGACAACGCCCCACCGCCATCACTTTGAAGCCTTGGGACCCATTCCATGAACAACATCATCTCCTTCCTCGCTCATCTCCTTTCTAGCGCTATGAGCCTGCTGGCAGGGCTTAACTCGCTCGTCACGTTGGGCCTGGCTGTCGCCGTCATGGTGGTGGGCCTGTGCCGTTTCAACTCGATCAAGATCAAGACCGTGCAACTGCGCTACGTGCTGCCGACGATATGCGGCACCACGCACGGCATCATCGTGTTCTTCCTGACGGTGGGTGCCGACCAGCCCGACTTCTTCACCGCCGTGCCGCTGCTTGGCACGCTGGTCTACATGCTGAACAACCGCAGCGAGTGGCGCCAAGGTGTTCCGCTCTACATGATGCGCGGCACGGCCATCATCAAGAACGAACGCTGGCCAGGCGACATCATCAAGCGGCTGAAGACCGAGAACTTCCTGGCGTTGACCGCGCTGGCCACGGCGATGATGTTCTCAACTGTCGCTGCAATGGAGGGCCGCGGCGAGCCGCTGCAGATCTACAAGGTGTATGCCGATCCACGGGTCACGACGTCGAACGGAGATCTCGACATCGTCTATACCTACCGTCGCACACGTCCATGCACAGGCAGCATCGATCGCACCATCATGCGCGCCGGCAGCGAGGCAGTCGCCCAACGGTTTGCCCCAACACCGCAGGCCACCACGAAGATCGGCGTGACCCTGGAGAACGTGCGGGTCCACATCGAACTCGACAACCTGGCTCCCGGCAACTATGTCTACCGGGCCATCGCGACCAGCTACTGCGACGACGCGCCGGCACCCTACATCAAGGTGTTGCCCGACGTGCCGTTTATCGTTGCGCCCGATCCGCTGCCGCGCTAACATCGGCTTTTCGTTCCACCGAACACACGATCATCAACAGGACCAAGGGGCACACCATGCGCAAGTAAGCTGACCATCACGGGCAAAAGAAAAGGGACCATCGGGGTCCCTTTTTCATTGGTGCGTCGACCTGGTCAGTTATGACACGTCCCCGTCGTGTGGAAGCACCTGGCCACCGTGGGCCTCCAGGTCGTCTTCACCCAAGTAGGCGCCGATCGAATTGCCTTCGGGCGACAGGTAGTCGAGGTAATAGCTGTTGGGCTGCTCCGGGTGTGCGTACTGCGCGCGAGCAGTGATGGTGCCGACGATGCCGGCTTTGACGTCGGTCTTCTTGCCGTCGTCGTTGCTGCCCGTCGCATCGTGCTTGACCTTGGCGCCTGATCCCAACTCGAACTTGAATGGTTTCGCTTTCATGGATTCTCCTTGTGCCGCGAGAAAAAGGGCCGCGGCGTCCCGGTGATCAGATCTCTTCGTCTTCGACAGGCGCCTGCTCGACAGCAGCATCCTCGGGTACGCTCTCGACTGCAGCGCTGGGCTGCACGGCTGGATCTTCGCAGTCGGCCACGTCGATTTTCACGCTGAACGTGCCGTGGTCGTTGGTGATCTCGCCGTGGTAGACATCACCGTAGCGAACGACGTTGTCGATCGTCACACCAGGATGCAGGAAATTGTCGAGATCCTTCTTCACGATGACCACGCCTTGCACCGGCACCGGAAGGATCGGCGGCTTGGCCAGGCCGGCCCACCAGCGGTCCTGATTGACCGACCACTCTTCATCGGCGGTCTTGATTTCGCCGTGCTCCATGTACGCCTTGCCCCACACGCCGACGACCTGTTTGCCCTCGATCTCGACGATGCCGTCGACAGCGAAGTGGGACCAGCCGGGACCCCAATCCGGGTCCGATGCTTTGGGACGCACACGGAACACGCCGGTCTCGGTCGGCCGGGTGGATGGGTGTTGCCATTCGCCGATCTCGGGGTCAACGAAGGCAGGGAGAATGAAGAGGGTGGCCATCTAGTTCTTTCGGTTGGTGGTGTTGGTCAGTCGTTCGCCAAAGCGTCTTCGGCCAGCATCTCCAGCTTGCGCTTGGTGGTGTCGAAGATGTCCTGGATGTCGTGCTCGAATGTCTTGTGCTTGCGCTGGCCGGCAGCGAGCGCCTTCTTGACGACGTGCTGCAGCGTCGGGTCAGTGACATCGAACAGTTCGAGCACGCGATACACGTCGATCGTTTTCAGGTGACGCACGTCCTTGAAGTAGTGGCTGTGCTTCCCTTGGCCAGCAGGTGCGGGCGCAGGCGTCTGTGCAGCCATGTTGGCAAGGGTCGTCGGTGTGTTGCGGTTGGCCATAGTGTTCCTTCAAATTTCTTCAGGGTCTTCGTACCCGATAAGTTCGATGTGCACCGGCTTGTTCATCCGTTCCATGCACTCGATCATGTGTTTGGTGCCGCGGGAATGGCCATCCCACACGGCGATCAGGGCGTCTGCGTACTCAGCCATCTGCTGATTGCGTCGAAAGCCGGCGCCCTTGTCGAGCACGCCGTTCGGCAGACGCCAATGCGCGGGAAAAGGAACAATCCTGATCTCGCGCTGGTAGGCCCAATTGCGGCCGGCCAGGTCAACACCGCGGGCCATGCCACAGACCACTTGCGTGATCTTGAACTTCGACGCCTCGACAGCAGCGACGATCTGCATCGGTGTGCCGAGATGACGGGAGCCCGCGATGATGACCTTCATGGCTTAGATCTCGTCGTCGTCATCGACCGGTGCGGGCGCCGGGGCGGCGGTCTTGCGGTTGCGCGTGGCGACCTCGCGGACCGGCGCGAACTTGCCGGCGCGGCAGCGGGCGACGTGGCCCTCGAAGGCATCGCAGATCTTCACGAAGGTGTCTTCGCTGTAGAGCATCGACTTCTTCTGCTGTGCGTCGGGCTTGACCTTCAGCACCTCGTTGATGAACTCGTTGGTCATCGTGATGCCGATGCGATCGCCGATGAGTTTGCTGGTAAGGATGGCTTCAGACATGGTTTCTTCTCTCAGGTTGCGGGTGGTTAAATTTCGTCGTCTTCGGTGACGACAGGCTTGTGCTTCGCAGGCTTGGCGGCTTTCGCCTTGGCCATGAAGGCGTACATCATCTGCACCTGTGTGGCCTGCAGTTCAGCAGCATCACGCAGGTCGTCGAGCACACCAGGCTTGGAGTCGGGCAACTCGCCCATGCCGAATAGCACGCGACATGCGTCGATCAGGCTGTCCTTCTCGCGGCGGCCGGTGTTGTGCCAGGCAGGCTGCAGGCCGATCGCGCCGGCACGGTAGGCGTACTCCAGCACGGCCAGGTCGCCCCATGCGTGTGGCGGCTCGCTGCCCTGGCTCCAGATCCACTTGTTCAGTTCGTCGAGTGCCGTAGCGATCGTATGGCGCGGGACGTTCGGCTTCAGGTGAAAGATGGACCGGGCTTCGGTCGTGCGACCCATCCAGGTCGACACGCTCTCGGGGTCGATCAGGAACACGCCCGGCTTCAACACCGACTGCAGTTCGATGGTGCAGTAGAACTTGTTGCCGAGCTTGCCCGACACAGGGTCGAACGCGATCGCGGCGATGGCCAGGATCGGGGCGGTCGGGCCGGCGCCAAAGGTGGCGCAGCGGATGGAGAAGTCCTTCATATCTCGTCGTCGTCGTCGACGTCCGTGGGAAAGACCTTCGGCACGAAGACCTGCTTGTGTTCGACTGGCCACTTCCGATCGGGGACCGGCTGCTTCAGGGCGTCGAGCATGGCAGCGCGGGCGGTATCGCCCTGGCCCGTGGTCTGGCCGTTCAAGCGCATGGCGAACCAGCCGCGCTTCTTGGTCGTGGGGCTGCGCATGTACGTGACCGAGCCCATCAGGACATACAGGTCTTCGTCGACCAGCTTGCTGTAGTCGGTGACATCAGGCATCGACGGTCTCCTTTGCCTGTTGTTCGGCAAGCACTTCAAGTTGACGACGCAGTTCAGCAAGCTGCTCGCGGTAGGGCAGGCGCGACATCTCATCGTCTGTCCACGGCAGCGCCATTACCAGGTCGGCCGCAGCTTCTGCGACGGTCTTCGGCTTACGGCGCCACACGATGCTGTCGCCGAGCGGCTTGCGTTCGATGAAGCCGCGGTCGATCAGGTTGCCGATCTGCACGTAGTAGGGCCGGGTAATCTGACGATCCAAGATCGTCCATTCGCGCGGTGCGGAGTGCAGCACGATGGCTTCGAGCTTGGTGAGGTTGCGACGAAGACGGCTGTTCATCGCACCATGCTCCCGTACATGCGGCTTTGCTTCTGGCGCAGGCGGTACTCGGCCAGCGACTCGTCGGGATGGCGGCTCGGGCAGTGCAGCCGCTGCAGCGCTTCGGTTTGGCCCTTGTCGACCGACGGGTCATGCAGGGGCACGGGGTTCTCAGCCGCAGCCTGCTCGTAGACACGCTGGCTGGCCTCGGCCATCAGCGCGGTCGCTATTGCTGGTGCCCCCATACCGGCCATCAAGCGCATGCGTCGAATAGATGAATCGGTTTGCATTGAATGATCCTCTTGTTGGTAGCGTGATTATGGTGTACCCATCAACCACTGTCCACGGTTTATTTAAATTTCGTCGTCATCTGTGTCAGATGTCACGTCAGGCGCGTCGATCAGGTCGCCGAACATGCCGTCGTCTTCGAGCAGCAGGGCCTCGCGCATGGCCTCTTCCGGCGTCTGGCCACGCCCGTATTCACTGCAGGCGATGGTCCTAGCACGCCATAGATAGCCGCCGTAGTCGTAGCGCATGATCGAGCACATCAGCGGCAGCATCTCTTCGACCGTGAGCTTCTTATGGCTCATATTTCCTCGTCGTTCAGCATTGTTCTGACGCCCATCAGGATCTTGCCAAGATGGTTCTCGCCAACACCGTCACAGACACCCCAATAGGTGTCACCCCAGGTATTGCCTTCGATCAGTTCGGCGTCGCCCGTGCAAAGCAGCAGGTCGCGCAGCAACGGAGGATGGAACTTCAGCAGCACGAAGCCCTGCATGTACTTCAGCTTGACCTCATCCCAATCCGGTCGCAATTCGATGGCACGGCCATAGCGTTTTGCCCGACCAGGTGATGAGAGCACTGCGACAGTCTTGCGGACCTCCTGTGAATTCGTCTTGGCGGCAACGTAGGCATGCTCGACGCTTTTGAACCATAGACCCGAGAATTGAATCGGCGCTGGCCAGAAGTTACTCAAAAATCGATACCTGCCTGAGAACGATGTGATGGCGGGCGTGCTCATATTTCCTCGTCTTCTGCGGCTGCTTCGGCTGCTTCGGCGATCGCGTGTGCCATCGCCAGTTGGGGCGTCTTGTGACCCTTGGACTCCAGGTACTGCCAGCCGCGGCCGACGCCAACGGTGGCCACCCACAGCCGCCTACCGTCGGGCGTTGTCCATGCCGTGAGCGTTTCGATCCGCTCCAGCATCTCGTCGGTGGTCATGCCGTGATCTCTCGCCGGTAGATCCGCAGGCCGGGCTTCTTGTACTTCACGTCACACGCGACCTCACGGAACTCGACGCCCAGGCCGGCCGCGGTGAAGTGCTTGCGGATGTACTCGTAGTCCGCACGCTTGCCGCCTTCAATGAAGCAGCTTTCACCGGGCTTGTAGCCACGGAACATCTTCACGTACAGGTCGACGTCTTCGGTGTCGGTGGCCATGCTTCAGATCTCGTCGTCGTCTTCAACCGGCGTTTCGTCCGGCCGCGGTGGTGCATCAGGCGCAGCAGTCAACGTGACCTCGCCGAGACCGTCGAGCGATTCGATCACGTTGTCGAGCAGCGTTTCCATCGCCTGCGCGACCAGCCAGATGTTGTTGAACTTGGCGTCTTCGTCCTTGTCGGGCTTCACACCTTCGATCTTGATGCCCTTGAAAATCAGCTTGTCCGTGACCACGAACGACGCATCGACCGGGCCGGTGACATCCATGCCGACACTCTCGACCGAGTAGTCCTGCTTGAGCAGTTCCTGCACGTCGTGGCTGTTGACGCTCTTGTCCTTGATGCGGATGACCTGCTTCTCGGCGCCCTTCAGCACCACCGAACTGGTCGGCGAGAACACCACCCCGCCGCCCGTGTCCACGTCGATGGCCTGTGCGACTGGCCGCAGCAGGTTGCCCGGGTTCAGCACCACCGAGTGCACCAGGTTGTGCAGCAGCATGGCCTTGTCGGCGTTCGGGCCATAGGCCACCATCAGCGCGGTGGCGACCATGTCGGCCTTCTTGGCGCTGCTGGTGAACACCATGATGTAGTCGTCGACGATGAGCACCGGAACGAACGAACGACGGATCATCGCCTTGGTCAGCAGCGTCATCTCCACTTCGTCTCGGACCTCGCGGTACTCCTTCTTGCCGATCTTGCGGCCCTGCTGCTCCTGCAGCTTTTCGACGCGCTTGCGGACTTCCTCGTCGCGCGTGCTGCCGGGCAGGACCTTGTCGTTGAACTGGTAGAGCAGCAGTTGGGCGGCGCCCTGCACGTCAACGGTGTGCGCCTCGGCCTCGACATAAGCAAAGCCGTTGCTGCCCCAGGACGACGGCACGGGCTCGGCAACGTGCATGCCATCGAAGTTGGTGAAGTCGTCGAGGTTCAGCGTCTTACCCGATCGGTTGATGAACGGGATCATGTTGCGGAACAGCTTGGTCGGTAGCATGGTGAGTCCTGGTAATGTGAAAGAGGGTGGATTCTGCCTGTCACTCCGGCCGGTACGGCACGAACGTCTGCTCGTCCCACTGGCGCGACGAAGCCACGCCGTTGTCGAAGCGCCAGAACCGCGGCTGACGACGTGGCGCGATCCCTTCACACCACTTCACGGAAGTGATGCATTCACCGTCAGGCAGTTCGACGATGCGATGGATGTCTTCGCCATGCACGAAGTGGGTGTTGCCAGCGTAGCGATGCACTCGCCTGCAATGCCATAGTCGATCACGGGGATTGATGCCCCATACCTCTTCGACGTAGCTGCCCGCGATGATGGTAGTGAAGAACGAGAACGGATGGTCGTGCGGCCCGTCGACGTCCGGTCCGGTGAAGTGGTGCAGCGTGATCGGGAACTTGCCGATCGTCATGTGGAGCTTCATGAACTGGTCGCTCATGCGCTCGGTCGTGCAAGTGATGATGGATCTGCTTTCGAGGGTCATAACATACCCTTCTGCTGCTCGACCTTGAGCCGTGCCATCTCGGCCTGCGCATTGACGATGCGACCCGCAGCAGCGGCCAGTGCGTCAGCCGTCGGCACGGCCTCGGGCAGTGCACTGAACCGCGGCTTGGTGGCCTGCTTGGCGCGGATCTTCTCGATCATCTCGGGTGTGCTGATGCGCATGAGTTCATCCATGCCGGCCTGTTCCATGCTGACTTCTTCGCGATTGCACAGCGCCGCCAGTGTGATCAGCACGCCGCCGATCTCTTGGCGGAACACACCGACTGGCCGGTCGTAGGTGTAGTCGACCAGGGCCAGCAGATCCGATTTCGGGATGCTACCGGCCTGCATGGTCTCGACGACCTCTTCAAAGAAGCGCCAGTGCCGCACGTTGCGCGCGTAGCCGTCGTCGGTCGGCTCGGCTGTCTGTGCGACCGCGGGCTTGTGCGGCCCAAAGCACTTGCGCATCCACATGGCCACGCCCATCTGAAAAGCCTTGAAGCTGACAGGCAGGGGATCGCGTAAGACTTGCATCAGGGGCGAGTCGGTCGGGCTCATGGCCTGTTTACCGAGAGCCTGTATTGCCTTGATCCGAGGCTGGATATGCTCGGCGTACAGTGCTGTGTTTTCGAGATGTTGTGCCTCTTCAGCGTTCACGCCGAGACTGTCTGCGATGTGAAGAAGGATGGCGCGTGCGTCGTCTGCATTGGTCATGATCAGCTTTCGAGGGTTGATCCATCTCGGCCTTGCCAGGCGTTGCAGATGGCGTTGGGTTTGACACGGAAACTGCCGAGACCACACATATCCGGCACGTTGTGCACCGGGATGCTGTTGATCATCATCCGCTTGTGCACCTGGAAGTGCGTGCAGTTGTGGCAGTGGGGAGGGTTGTGCTCGTAGTCGTTCTCGGCCTTGAACTTCTCGATGTCGCGCGGCAGGCCACGCACGGGGCCGGCCATCGTCTTGGATGCGACCTTCGGGTCGATCGGCCAGGCCGTCTGTCCTGCTGCCTTGGCCATCAGTTCGCGGTTGATGCGGGCCTTGCGGATGCGCTTGCTTTCTACAGGCGGCTTCTTCGGTGGCTTTTGATACTTGGGCTTGTCCATGATCAATAGTTACCCCAACGCGCGGGGTGGGACTCGGGCACTTGGCCGCAGTGATCGCATTGCGTTTCTCCAGCCGGACCGTTGGCGCTGAACGAACATGACGTGCCGTTGGCAGGGCACTCGTTCAGATAGCGGTCGTTCGGACGGTTGGTGTCGGGCTTGATCTCGGACGGCGTCATGCCGTACTGCGCGACGCCACCGAAATAACCGTCGCGCCGCATACCCATCTTCCCGAACGCCACGTTCAACGCCATGCGACGCGCGGTCTCTTTCGCAACAGCATCGTCGCGCGTCAGTACGCTCGCGTGAGCAGTACCTTTGAACAGGCCCACGGCATGCGTCTTGATCTGCACCACGCAGCCAAGTTTGGCGGCAAGCAACATCAACTCGTCGACTGCGTGCTGCACGATGGCAATGCGTTTGTCCTTGGGGACCCGGTCATCGAGCGACGGTTGTCCCTTGCCATCGTCTGCGAGTTCGATGCTCATATCGTTTCCAGTGTGTTGTTGGTACGCGCAGTATCTTGTCAGCGCGTAAGAATGTCAAGCGTTTTGCCGGATCTTCTTGGGGTTGATCCGTGGCACCCGCGCGTTGGCGGGCCAGTAGTAGGTCCACTTGACCAGCCGGTTGATCAGGTGGGGTGCAGCCTGGTATGCCGCGATGACAGCCAGGTGGGCCGGCGCGTCGAACCGCATGCTCGACGACCACAGTCGACCATTCCACCAGCGCCAGACGTTCTTGTCGCGGCCAGTGGACGCCTGCCACCAGCCGACGTGTGGCGGCCGGCCGGTGTGCCAGGTTCTCGGGTTGCGTTTACGCGCTGGCATCGGGCGTCGCTGCTGCGCGTTTCTTCTCGACGATCTCCACCATGCGCGTGATGTCGCGCGATGCGTATTCGGGCCAGTCGGCGCCGTGCTTGAGGTAGAGGTTCAGTTTCCAATGGATCACTACGGCCTGCTCGTCTTCGGCCTTGTGAGCGACCAGCGCTGAGTCCGATTCGCGCAGCAGCCTGGCCAGGTTCACCGCCTGAAAGCAGATCGTCCCCAGGATGCCGCGGAGTTCGTCGGTCAGGATGTATTGCTGCGGTGCACGGAAGAACTCGATCAGCCTGATGGCCTCTTTAACCAGCGTCGGGTCGATCGGCTGAAAGGGTGTGGTGTCGAGATGCTTTTGCAGCGCGGCGATGGTGGTGCTGGCGGGGATGTTTTCTGGCTCGACCATGATCAGCCTCCGGTGTAGGGTTTGACGATGTACTGGTAGTTCACTTCGGCCGGGATCGTGCAGGGCAGCACGTCCGTGACCCATCCGCCGCCCTCGAAGGTGAGTTCGGTGATGAAACTCCACTCGGCCTGCGCCCGCGGGTTGGCCGACAGCCACAACGTGAGTTGAAACTTCTGGCCATAGGCGGGCTTGAAGCCGTCGGGCGCGTTCTTGAAGATGAATCGCGGACGGACCAGCGGTTTGTCCGACTGCTGCCAGTCGATCACCGGTCGACGCAGCGGCGGTATATCGGGCTTGCGGACTGCCTGGCGTGCGCGAGGCATCATGCTGCCCGGCAGCGGGTATCGGCGTGGGAATGGGATGACGTTGGTCATTGCAGGGTGTCCTTTCCTTGTTGCTGGCTGTAGTGCGCGCGGACCTCACCGCTTTCAAGGCCGTCAGCCATACCTCGCAGGATCTCGACGCTGTGGCGGTCGCGCTCGGGTGGAAATAGCACCAGCACACGGACATAGAGCGTGACCAGCGCGTCGCAGACAGCTTCGACCGGCTGGCCCACGCAGACCGCGTTGATAGATGCAGTCAGACCCATGACCAAGTCGACGATCTGATTCGCAGACATCTCGTCGTTCGCTGCAGGAATGTCCGGTACTTCGACGTTGATGATTTTCATGTTGCTGTGTTCTTCTTGATGAGGGTGTCTTCGACCAGGCGCAGAACGCCTAGAGCTTCGGCCAGTGAACACCGGCCGTCGTATTGCAGGACCAGCGCAACGATCTCGTCGTGCAGTGATCCCAGGTCCCGGTAGGGGTGCCGCCCGGGGAACGGTTTGACGTCGTCAGGCATTGGGCTTCGGCGCGACGGGCTGCTTTTTCTCAAGCACGTCTTCGAGGTACTTGCCGCAGAACAGGCACTGCCCTTTGCCCCATCCGTCGGGCCAGCGGTGGCGCGAGCCGACGGTCAGGCCGGTCGAAGGACTTCGTCCACCGAACACTCGGCAGGAGATGACAGATGGTCGTTGACTCATGATTGCTTTCCTTTCAGTAGCCCGTCGAACGGATGCGCCGGCACGCCGACCATTCCTTGATACGGTTTGATGATCACCTTGGGCTGGCCATCGGACTCGGCGCGCTGACGGTAGTTGCGTTTGACCCGGCCAGCGCGCACGTCGGACGGTCGCGGCGCGTCAATACCAGGGCCAAGGGCGTACAGTGCTTCCTCGCCACGCCAGTCGATCATGTAGATCTGATCGGTGCCAAAGCGGCGGCGCTGGATGTCTATGGCTGCCTTGACCTCGTCGCTCGTCAGGCCGGTTGTCTGCGCGATCTCGGCACGGGTCATCGGTGCATAGAGCGACAGGCAGAACAACACCCGACGAGTGTTGCTGGCCTCTTCAGGCGGGCGTGGCTTCGTCATCGTCGTTGCCTTCTTTCAGGTACGCATCGATCCGCGGCAGCAGGTCGTTCGGCAGATCGTCATCGCGGGTGAAGCACTTCTTCACTTCATCCAACAGGGCGCGACCGACCTCGCTGTTGCCGATTTCGTTGTGCATGTCCGTGATGACTGCTTCCAGTCGGACGGCCAGCGGGTGCTTGTGGATCGTGCTGACGTGCTCGGCCCACTCGCGTTCTTCGAGCATGCCGATCATCTCTTCGAGGGCTTTGGACAGCACTTCGAGATGGGACAGCGATTCGGCACGCTGCCGATAACTGCGGACCAGGGCTGCGATCTGCCGGGCACTCGCGCAAAACACGTCGGCGTTGTCGTTGATGGTCTGAAAGCCTGCCTGATAAGCCGCTTCGATTGCATAACCGTCGGCCTCCACGCCACCCTCTTCATTGGTGAGCAGGTCGTTGTCCGTTTTGGCCAGGTACTCCGATACGACGGCGGACGGTGCGGCAGCGAGATGGGTCAACACTTCTTTCAACTTGCCACGGGTGTGCGCGTCTAACGCCTGACAGTGATACGCATCTGCCAATGCTGCCAACCAGCCTTTGACCGAGGTGGCGAGATGGCACCCTGCGACGTGCTTGTCTTCCGGTAGACAGGTGTTTGTGCCGCAGGCTATCTCGTCGGCCGGCTTGACCTGGTCGTCGATGTTCGCGAGCCACATGGCCACCTTCTCCGCGTAGTCCGGCATGGTGGGACTGACCATGCCTTCCTGGTTCACCACGTCGCGCAGCAGGTAGCTGATCTCGATGACCGGGACATCGGCGTCGAGCGGCTGTCCGTTGAAGACATGGCTCATCACGATGTATAGCAGCCGGTAGGCTTCGACGGCCCGCTCGAAGAACTTCTCGGCGTCCTCTTGATCGCCTCCGATGCACATCCAGAAGGACCCCTCAAGGTCTTCGGGGCTGTCCTTGAAATACCCTTTGTTCAGGAGTTCGCATATCGGGACCTCGGCCATCTCAAACTGCTCGCTGGTGGTGCGGTACTTGGACCCGTTGTCCGCTTCCATCGTGGCGACCAGCAGATCGAAGACCTCTCGTGCTGTTCGAGGCAGACGCTTGATCCCGAGTTGCCAGTCTTCGAGTTCGGCGTCGACCTTCGACAACCGATCGATCACGTCCTGATTGGTCTTGGCGTAGACCTCGTAGCCCATGCCGTCGCCCGGCACGACATCCAGCATGATCTTGCGGACGTCGGTCTCTGCAGACGCCTTCAGCCGGCAATGTGCTGCCGATAACAGATCGCGAGCATGGCCGCCGATGCCATGCGGCACCAGCGCGCCGGCAGCGTCGAGATTGAGCAGCGATTCGATGCTCGACAGGAGGGCAACGTCGTCGCCTTTGAAGTTATCCGTGATCATTTTCCGACCTTCCACATGATGAAGATGATGATTGCCAGGATGATGAAGAACCACTTCACCGTGCTCTTGAAACCGTCGCGCTCCATGCGCAGCGGTACTTGGTCGATTGGTTTCGGATCGACCGGAATTCGGACGCCAGGTTGTTGGGGACGGAAGGGCTCGTCCTGGTCGACGGGCTTGCGCGGCTGCAGGTACAGCGCGTATTCACCTGTCGGTATGCTGTTCCACGACAGCACCTTCGGCGCCTCGTTACTGTTCTCGTCGACCCACACAGTCATGGCCACCTGGTTGGGTTCGGACAGTGCGATGGCCTGCAGGCGACGACGTGCCAGGCGCAGTCGGTCGACCTGCATGAACAGCGACTGGATCAGCGAGCCATAGGCCACATGCTTCATGTCGAGGTTGCGGCGGCCCCACAGTTCATGTGCACGTTCGGTTTGTTCTTCGTCGAGTTCGGATATGCGCTTGTCGTGGATGTCGGCAAAGGGGTCGTAGCGTTTCATCGTTGATCCTTGGTTGCGTCTTCGAGGCCACGGACGATCGCGGCCCACTTCTCGACGGTGATGTTGTGATAGGTGAAGGGGAGCTTCACGCCTTCCGGTGTGACCAGCACGACGTGAATGGTGGAGTAGGCCGGGATCTTCTTGGCCAACTGTTCAGCGATGGTCTTGCTGCTCATCAGTCGAAGAAGGCGTAGCAGATGGAGGCAACGACGAAGACCACCAGCAGGATCATCACCCAGGACGAGACGGCGTCGAGGAGCGGTCGGTTCATGGCGTAGAGCCACGGGCCGATGTACTGGCCGTGGATGAACATGGCCACCAGGGCAAGCAGGAGGATGTAGAGGCGGATCACTTCGGCACCTTGTTGGCGGGGATGTTGAACTGCGGGCATGTGGTCTTGCCGCACTGAATTTCACTCTGCACCAGCGTGGCCGGCACGGTGAAGTAGACAAACCGTCCGTCGAAAAAGCGATAGACGGTCACACCATCGTGGGTGAACAGCCGTTCGATCTTCACGTCAGCGTTATCGGACTGCACCGTCTCCATCGGATCTCGAACACAGGCAGTAAGGGCCAGGGTTATGGCCAACGACAAAAGCACGCGCAGACGAATCACTTCACACCACCGATCTGGCCCTTGGCCGCTTTGCGTGCCAGTTTGGCGCCGCTGTAGTAACGATGTTCACCCCGGGCCAGCGCCTCCGCGGCCAGCTTGATCGGCCGCTTGGCCTTGCGCTCCTTGCGGGACATGAACGCCCACGGTGTGCTGTATGCGAAGTGCGGGCCGGGTCGACCGGTGACGCCGTACATGCGTTCGAGCAGTTGCGGCTCGATCTCACGATGCACCGCTTCGCTGTTCTTCCGTCTGAACGTCTCCTTCAGGTCGAGGATTCGATCGTTATGTGGGAAAGCGATCGTCGGTAGGGTCTCGACACGCTCCATGCCCTTACGCAGACTGTCGAGGGCCTGGCCAACGCCAGCCGTCGCACCGACGACAACCACGCCCATGCGATCGAATGCGTCGATTAGCGTGTTCATCTGCTTCTTTCCTTCGGCGGTGAGGCTGCGCATCAGTTCGACCTTGTCGTCGATGAACAGGCGAGTGGGTTTGTCGGTGGTATCCATGATCAGCGAACGTCCCGCTTCACCAGGCAGCGCAGCGTGCCGCTGATCAAGACGACATCACAGCCGTCTTCGTTGTCGTAGCGGTCGATGCTCAAGTCGTTGTTCGTCATCGTCACTGGCGTTAGCGGCAGGTCCATCAGCTTGGCAATAGTTGCGATCTCACGGATGGCCACCGTGCCGTTATATGTCGTGCGTCGGGGTGCAATCCTCGGCTGTCCCTCGCTAGCGTCGAACGGCTTGAGCAGTTCACGAATGATCTCGGCCTTTTCGACCAGCAGCGTGAGCATGGGATCGCTCACCGTCAACAGTGGGAAGTGCAGACGCAAGTCGTTGCTGAACACGTCGATCGCTTCGTTGTAGCGGCTCTTCAGGTCCTGCAGTTCTTCTTCGATGGTCTTCATGCGAAAGATGTCGTCGGGTGTGATGCTCATGATGTGCCTTTCAGGAGATGCGGGTGATGATGATCTGCACGTAGGTCCGGCCGCTACCGGTCAGACAGACGTTGCGTTCACGGGTGAACTTGAAGCCGGTGTCGGCCTGTGCTCGGGAGATCGGTTGGACGACCTTGTCGGTGATCGTCGCGCCGGCATCGGCGAGTGAGTTTTGGTGGACATCCAGGGTGCTGCCGTGCACCGCAGGACTCGACACCACGTAGACCTCGCCGACGGCCAGGTTCGACAGCAGGGTGGTCAGGCTGGCGGGCTCACGCAGCGATGGGCGTGGCACGTTGGTGTCCTTTTGCTTGAGGGCTTTTTGCAGGGGTTTCTTGGGAGCGGTCATGTGGTCTTTCGGATGGCGTTGACTTTGCGAAGAGCGGCGCGTGCCTCGCTCAAGAGTTTGCGTTCTGCCTCGATCGTCTCCTTCGGGATCTCGGGAACAACGTCGGGCATGGCGCGAACTTGCCAGTGCAAGGCGTCGACTGCGTACCAAAGTGCACGGGTGTCGGACTTGGTGAGCTTGGTCATAGTTTGAAGTGGTCGATTGCCTTACTGACGATGCCTGCCAGTGCGAAAAGCAGTATGACGATGGGGATCATGATGATGATCCCTTGATTCATAAGACGACGCCCAGCTTCCGCGTTCCGCGCCTCCTGTTTTGCGATCTCACGCTCTTGATCCTGCAGCCGTTCAAACGTGGTGCGGTAGGGCGTTGTTCGCGGGTGGCTAACATCACGACAGGCATCAAGTCGTTTGCTGGTGGTCGAGCGCATGACTCAAGCCTCGTCTGTCTTGACGTCGAAATCGAAGGCCGACAGCGCGGCCAGCACGGCGGGCGGCAGCGACACGCCGAAGGTCTTGGCGATGAACAGTTCTTCCAGCAGCAGGTTGAACTCGGGCACGGCCTGCATCACTGCGTCTTGCACCGCCTTGACGTGCTCACGCTTGTGCTTGGTGATCATCATTCCGACTTCACCCTTGACGGTCATGTAGCCGGCCGACGTCGTCATCTGCAGTTCACCCACGTCGTGCTGCACCTGGTCGGCCAACATCATGCTGCCGAGTTCGATCAGGTCGCGGGCGAAGTTCGCATCGAGAACCGTCGGCACGCTGACCTGGTTGCTGCTGAGCAGGCGACCGTCGTGCTGCAGGTCGTGGTTGATGCGGCGCAGTTGTCGTTCGAGATCGATCGACTCGCGAGGGCTGAGCGTCACGCCCCTCGGCTTTTGGTTCTCGGTCGCGAAGGTGATCAGCACGATCGTCTCGGTGGTCTTGGTCTCGTCGTTCTCGATGTCCTGGCGTTCGGTGAAGATCTGCATGCCTGGCCGGGTCAAACGGCTATCGCGTCGTTCGTTTGCCAATGCTTCAGATTCGTTGGGAAAAGGCTTGAGCTTGGGAAGGCTGCTTTCGGTCATGTCATTCCTCGGTTGGTGTGCGGTTGACTGTATTGTCAGCGCAGTGGAATGTCAAGGAAAAATCGTCATCACTTCTCACCATAAATTTTGAAGCAGGTCAGCATGGCCAAGTAAGCCAGGAATTTGTCATCGTCAGACTTCAAGAAATTTGAAACTGGCTGACCCTGTCAAGTAAGCCGGGCGGCTGGTGTGACGGTGGTCCTGGCCAGGTGTGACAGTTGGTCGGTGGCTCGGGTTGGCCACGGCCGGATGCGGTGATCGTCTCGGGGTCGGACGAATTGTGTCGGGCACGATTGAATCGCACGCAAGCTAATCGGGTGCGTCGGGATTGCTGTCGATCGAATGGCATGCAGCCGGATTGCGGGCTATCGAATCTTTTTGCGATGAACCGCACAAATCGTTTGACAGCGCACCCGGCTGTCACGCTACAATCCACCACCGACAACATCACCTGGAATTCACCATGCGCCGCATTGCTTCTGCTTTCTTCAGCCTCACAAGCATCGCCCTCGTGCTCGCCACCTATGCAGCGTGCTGCGCGGGTGTGTTCTTCATGGATGGCGCCTTGTTTGCCGTCGGCCTGTTTTGCGCGGCTGTCGCGCTGGTTTGCATGCGTATGGTGGAGCGCATCGCAGACGCTGCACTGCAAGAACTGATCTACGGTCCGATGGATGACGCGATGCGCATCCGCATCAATGCAGCGATCAATTCCTGATTCGTCACTTCACCTGGAGAACACCACATGGCATCGCAACAACATCATTTCACACTGCCGGACGCACTGGCAGCGATCAGACGTCAGCCGGCAGGGACGCACTTCTATGCGCACACGCGCTGCGAACTGCCGATTGCGGGCGATGACGGAAAGGTATTTCCCGCGCTGGCCAGTGTGCATATCAGTCGCGCGGCTGCACTGAAATTGGCGCGGGACCTGTTGCCCGAATCATTCGCGCGTCGTAGTGGATTGCTGCCGTGCGGCATCTACACATCGGACACACCTGAATCGAGTTATCGCGGCTTTTACATCGGCTGATCCCATCACTTCACCTGGAGAACACCATGAACATCGACACCACTGCACCCGCACGCGACGGCACACCGTATGCCCGCGCCCAAACGAACGCGCTCTACGCGGGTTATCGGGCTTACACCATGCAGTGCATCCGCGCTGCCAGTCGGCCGCTCTCCTTTGACGACTGGTTTGTGGGTGTCATCGTCGAAACACTGGCCGGCGCATAAAAATTGTTGACAGTCCATTGCGCTGTCATGTTATGATCCATCATCGCAACGAAACAACCCTGGAGCTACACACCATGTCCACCTTCACCAAAATTGTTCATATCGGCCGCACTGCCTGCGGGAACACCTTTGCAAAAATCGTTTTCAACGACAACAGGCTTTCTATCACTGGCGTTGAAGGTCCGAAAGCTAACGGTAACGCGGCTGGATCGTCTGGTCAGATTTTCATGACTGCCGTTCCCACCTTCAAAGATTTCGCGCCCGGATGGAATGCCGAAAAACTGGCGCAATTTGCTGCCATCTGGGAAGACTGGCATCTAAACGATATGTCCGCAGGATCGCCCGCACAGACTGCATTTTTGAAAGCTAACCCCGTGACATGGAAATATCCGGGATCGCACTATGACAGCGCTTCGCATGCGCTTCAGTCGGCCGGTCTCAATCCTGATCCCGACTATCTACGCAACGGCAAGCCCTACAAATACGGCAGCGCATGGCTGTCGCGCGACGTGCCTGCAGACGTTATCCAGTTCCTGCAATCGTTACCCGATGCAACGGTGCAGCCGGCCTGGATTTGAAGGGGAATGACCATGACACGAATCGAACAAGTGCGCATCGTCATCGAAACGGGTAACGCTGCTTTCGATGATGCCCCTGCAACCGAAATTGCCGCGATCCTGCGCCGCATGGCTGATCGAATCGAAGAGACGGGCCTATTGCCAGTGCCGCGCGATTCCAATGGCAATAAGTGCGGCCATGTTCATCACGAACACGCCTAATCAATCGAACACACTGGAGAACAGATCATGAACACCACCCGCAATATTTCGACCGTTCGCGACACCCATGTCCGCGCAGCAATCGCCAAACTCAATGAGATGAAGGGCGCCACCGACAGCACTACTGCCGGACATCTCCAATATGCAGACATCAAAGGCGATGGCGTTTACCGGCCGAAGGTGTATTGCGTGCTCAGTGGCGGCGGTGTCACGTACTCCAGCCTTACCGGCCGCACTAAACGCGAAACGCTGGCCAATGTTTATGCAGCAATGGCCGATCAGCAGATCATGCAATTGCGCGATGCGCTGCGCGCTGTCGTCGGCCATGCACGACAGTTTGTCGATGATTGGGCTATCGATGTCGAATCGAATGATGCCGAAGCGGTGAAGTCGCACGCCGATGCAGAACGCGATGTGACTGCAGCCGAAAAACTGATCGAAGCCTAATCAATCGAACATCCTGGAGAACACCCATGACAGCCATCTACAAAAATCTTCGCGTTGCAGCCTATGCCCGACTGGCCGACCTGCGCGCCCGTGCGAATCAGTTCAATGCAAAGCGCCCGCCATCGGAACATCGGACATGGCGCGAACTGCGCTACTCCACCTTTCGCAATGCTGGCGCATTGGGTCAGGGTTTCAACGATAAAACGCCTGTTTGGTATTCCCATGCTGAGGGGGAACAGTTTCGCAATGAACGTGATGCACACGACGTTATCCGCCTGCGCCATACCGGATGGTTCACGGACGGGGAATGGCAAAACGAGTTAGCAATCGGCATTGTGGCCGGCCTGCCGCACGGCCGGTTCATCGCTGGATACCGTCTGACGATGAATGATGAGCGCGTCTATTTCCCCGGCGTATTCACCGATGAAAGCGATGCGGCCCGCATGGCCGACGAACACGCACGGGTCATCGGCGAGCAGGAAAGCGAACAGGCAAACAAACAGTCGGCCGCTGAAAAACTGTCAAGCGAAATCGAGGATGCGTTCACCCGGCTGCGCGAGTGCATCGCACTACGCCATAAAGCGTGCATGTCATACGTTCGTGACGAAATCAGCGAACTCGTGGAGGCCATCCGCGACAAACGCAAAACCCTGCGCACCGATTACGCCGATTGCGAAGTCTGATCGATCAATCGAACATCCTGGAGAACAACATGGCAAGCATTCAATACTCGGGCGACGTTTCTATCCGCAACGGCGGGTATCTCTACGATTTTGAAGGATGGGCGGATGGCTACGTCAGCGTTACCCGCGTAACCCCATGCAGTGATGCGGATGGGCCGGATAACGTGTTTTGGATCGAATCGCTTACGGTAAATATCCGTGAAGGCGAAAAGCTCGATCCCGTTCTTTCATGTTGCGGGCTGACCCGTGAGACATTGCCCGACGGTGCAGCGCGCAGGCATGCGCTTATCGACTGTCATGTTGCCTATGGGGCATACGATCAGAATCAAACGCTGACGGTGCAGATAGGTGCAAAGGCTGATCCCTACAGTTCCGGCCGTGAACGTGTCAACGTCGATAGGATCGTTCGCGCAGGGTCATCACTGCGCCGCATTGCGACCCAACTGCATAAGGAATGGTAGGCAATGAACACCCAAAACAACAGGCCGGAATTGAACTGCATGGTCGGTGCTACTTCGATCATTTTTAACGAACTCGGCGAGCCCTTCAAACAGTCGCGCAACCTGCGCGCCATCCTGGAATTCGCGCGCTCTAACGGTGTGGTGCGTATCCATGTGGACATGCTCGCCGATGCAGGCCGGCCGGGTGCGCTGGTGTCGGTGTTCTATCGTTCGGGCGACGTCGGCAAAGTCTATTTCGTCGATGGCCCGCATGCGATGCAATGGGCCTGCGACAAAGCGAACGAATCGGCCCGTCGATCATGGTTTGCAGGATGCACCGTAACGCACACCCGCTGGCCGGCCGGCGCATGGGATTGGAAGTCATGAAATACGTTCTTTACATCATCGCTTGTCTGCTGCTGCTGGTCGGTGTGGGCGGGTGCACGACTCACATGGTCGCCGGGTCAGACTGGCTCGGCGGGTTCGCATGGCTGCTGGCCTTTGCGCTGCTGGCCGGCGCCGTCACACCCGGACAATGAGATAGCCCGATGCACCGATAGCCCTTCATTCCTTCACCCCGATAGCCCGCCTAGTGCGGGCTTTTTGTCGTCTGTACTTTCGATAGGCCCGGCCTGCCGGCCAGTAGCTGCAGCCCGTATGCATGGGATAGCAGTCGCACGGATGGGCTATCCCATAGGCTGACGGGCTGTCCCATGCACTGCGAACCCTGCTTATGGAACAGGGATGGGCTAAACGATGGGATAGGAAAGCATGTTATGGGATAGGCCCGTGCGTCTGTCTCAGGGACTGCATGGCAGCATTCTGTTTTAGGTGGCTACCCCGTCATACCTATGGTCGGGATCGTGTGTCCTGCGCTGGTTTCCGTGGGTCGGGGATAGCGTTTGAATCGATGGGGCTGACGTTTGGGTCCCTCCCCGGCGGTATTTCCGGCTGGCGGGTCCGCAGAGC